TCAGTTGTTTGTTTTGTGCCGACCGGGCCGCCGCCAACCCGGCCGCCGCCAACCAAGCCGACCGGTCCGCCGCCAACCAAGCCGACCGGTCCGCCGCCAACCAAGCCGACCGGTCCGCCGCCAACCCGACCGCCGCCAACAGTTCAGCGTCAGTAATCTCGCTCTCTCGCCATGCTCGTGTAGCTGCGATAGCCGCAACGCTTCGCGGATCAGGGTTCTTGATGTTCTTCAACGCTTGCTCTTCACACCAACAGGCGAACTCATGCAGAACGGTAGAAGCATCAGCCATAGCAATAACGGTACGCTCGGATGCTACCGACTTGTCGTCTTGATGCAGTATCCTGCCGCCCAACTCCACGCGACAGACCACGGGGCCAGGCGCATACTTCAAAGCATCAAACAGACGCTTTGTTGCGTGAAAGCCCGACTTGCACATAACCAGTGAGTCGGGATCACATTTGAATGTATGGCCGACTCTAACTAACCGGCCATCCTTGTAGCCGAGTTTCTTGTTCTCGGCCAGAAAATGCCACGCTTTCATCAGTCTAGTGCTCCTGTATTTTAGCTCCGATTAGTTCACGGTTGAACCAGCGCACGATAACACGCAGATCGAAGTCATTGATGCCCTCACCGAGTGACGTAGCTTTCATAAGCCGTCTAGTGAGTCTGTTCGTTTCTTTCAGGTCCCAGGCAGGCAACTTCATATCGTTGCGCATTGCAATGATGCGCCTTCTAACGTTGTTACGCCGGGCCTGAATCAGTTCGGATTCTGTCACGCGGTCTAGTGCTCCTAAGCTCCAAGGTCAATGCCGGCCCGCGTCCTACCTCGCAGCAAACGGCGGGAGCTATGCGCCGTTCGGGGGTGCGCCGGTAACATCTAGGGACGCGGACCGGCAAAATTAGTTTAGGTTCGATTTGCCTGGTAGTCAATGCCGTCTAGCAATAAATCAAACCGTCGTCGCCTTGGTACAAGCACAGTTCCCCATACTTTTCGGCGCTTTTGGTCAATAAGTCGCGATAGCAAGCCGGCCATTCATCATCCCGGAATCCAACGCCATGCCCTTGCCGTGTCATATAAAAGTCGTGACCGGCTTGCGCAATCGAATCATCGAAAGCATTCCGGCATACTTCCCCCGTAATATAGCACCTAAAGCGGCGCCAGAATGAGCGACAGTCAGCCTCAATATCAAGTCGGCACTCTTCGCTTAGGTCCGCATCCCTGTCCGGCTGGCCGTCTTCGCCAGTATCGGCGATATAAAATGCTTCGATAAATGCGTCTGTAAAATGTTTTAAGTCTGATTCGTTCATGGTCTAGTGCTCCTATTTTGCCAATACTAACCCCAAGGGTATACCCTAGATCGCGTGTCCTGGGGCACTACACGCGGTCGAATCCAAGTGATTCGCAGCTAAACCCCGCGTTTGGCAGGGTTTAGCGGCTATCACTCACGCGACCGATTTTTCGCTTTCCGCTTTGATATCGTAATCGAACGGAAATTCAACCAGGATATCGAGCAGCGCGCTTTTAACTGCCGCGCTCATTGGTTGCCGCCAGCCGAAACCGAAGCGCCCGGTGCGCGAGTAGTAAATCACGTTGTCAGTCGGCACGTTGTGATCCATAAGCCACAACATGCCGTCGCGCTCAACGACTGCCGCGCCGGTTTCTTTGGTCACGCTGTCAAGCTTTTCCTGATACTTGTCCAGCACGCGCTGCCGTTCGCGTTCGCGCCTCTTGACAGCCCGCGAATCCTTGCCGACCGTTTGCCGTTCGATGTACCGCGGTATCAGCCAGGCAGCTTCGGAATCCGTGAGCGGTTTACGCTTTGGCAAGTGCTCGGAGCACGGCCGCATACGCAGTAAGAACAGGTCAAACTCTTTTAAGTATACGCTGTCCAAACACTTGTCGCAAAATGCGTTACCGACCGGTTCGCGGTGTCCGCAATAGCCGCAAACGGCAGTATTCTCACGAATGGCGCGCATTTCGTCGGTAATTTCAAGCCAATGCCCGCGCTTGCAAGACTTAGCAATCAATGCCGGATATTCCTCATAGTGATCGAACACGCGGCGCCCGTCGGTCGTATTCCATTGATTCGAGAAAAGGAATTCCGTTTCGAGTTCGACGGTTTCGACGTATTCGCGCTCACCGTACGGTATTACGACTCGTTTTGAGCCTTCGCCGCCCCAGGAATTCATCCAGACGCGCGGACCGTCGGCGTCGATCCGTTCGCGCACGGCCTTATAGGCCGCGTGCTGGTCCGAATCATTAATGTTGAATTGGTAATGATGTAATTGCGTTTTCATTTTCCTATGCTCCTATTGTAAGCCCGCACCAGGTCGCGACGAACCACGACAGGCGACGGGACGTTGTTGCGTTCATTCCAGAATTGGTCTGTTAGTGAATAAGCTTCCGTACCCTTACGGGATGACGGTATAACCTTTTGACGGGCTGGCGTTGTTTTCACGTTTTTAGCTCCTGTAAAATAGCCGCGCAATGCATTCAAGGCGCGGCTGTCCAAAATCATGATGCGCCAGCCAATGCCAGAATGCAATATCCTGGCACTCGCCGAGTTCGACGTGTTCAATAATAGCGTAATCCGTTGTTACGGTATTACCTTCGAGTGTGATGTGATGTCCTATCATGTCTAGTGCTCCTTTATCGAACTAGCCGCGTCAAACAGAATCGATCCGCGGTAAGTCCAAATCCGCGCGGCGGCCGTATACGGCGGACCATTTTCTCGCAGTACATTACCCCGGTTACGGCATATTTCGGCCAAAGCTTCTATGATATAGGGTAGCCCGAACTGCTCTATTCCTTGCTCCAATACTTCACAAAAGTTCTCTACATTGTTCATTGTCTAGTGCTCCTTTTTGCCAATAGTAACCCCAAGGGTACCCCCGAGAAAATCGATTACAGGGCATCTCACGCGGTCACTTTTCAAGAATCCGGCTCCATTGGTCGGCCATTGCGTCCGCAATGCCGGGATATGTGTTACTGCGAATTTGCCAGCGATCCTCGGACGGTCCAAGCCGGTTCTGTCCCGAGTCAGTCTGATTAGCCCACCGTTCAACAAGCTTGCCGTTGTGCTCAACCTGGCGGCCGGCAATCCGTCTAGTGCGCCTCAGCAAAGGAAAGCCGCGAATCCATAAACCGGTCCTTTTGCTGGCATCCTCGCCGAAATCGTATGGCTGTATATATTGCGGCTTCGGCATATCGGATAGCCGCGAGTTAATGACGCCGACCGGGTTTTCTATGCACAACCGGTCGATGCCGCAGTTCCAAAGATCGAAAACAAACGTTAATGCCTTTTCACGGGCAGCACGGCGCGCAGCGCCTGTTAACGTGCCCGGCTTGATATTTTTGGTCTGTACGTCTCTGTAGGCCCATTCCGCAGAGCAGCATAGATAGGTGCATGGTGGGTGCGCGATCAGCGCGTCCCAATGCCGCGAGGCGATCACGTCTAATACGTCGCCGACAATATGGTAAGGGCTGCCGGACTGATCCGGCAGCAAGTCACACGAATAGGCGTCAATGCCGCGTGCCCGGAAAGCGTCGCGCACCGTGCCGGATGATTCGCAGCCGACTAGAAGGCTCATTCTGTCGGGTCGAATGAATCAGCAGCCCCGAGCGCATCGGCCAGCGAATCGCCGTTGTACAGTTCCGCGACTTGGTCGCACTCGTCGTAGACGCATACCAGAAACCGCGCGCCTTGCATTTCACGCTCGCCGGGATCGCGGGCGTCTGACCATATCTTGATGTAGCGTCCGTCCGGTCGGTCATGGAAAAGAATAGGCCGTACAAACGAGACGCATACGTCATTGTGCCAGCTATCATCTTCAAAGCCGGCAGCCTCAATGGCTGCTACTTCGTTGTAGTGAGGCTGCATATAATCCTCGAATTCACGTTGTCTTAATGGCAATTGTGCTTCTCGCTCAATTGCTTCTGCGTCCGGTCTGTTCATGCTTATTGTGGTCATGGTATTAGCTCCTCATCAGTACCAGCTCTTAAGGCGGCTGGTAGACACTGGCCAGAGCCAGTGTTTCGGGCGCCTAAATATCGCTGTTCACAATTTCAGACATCACGGATTCGATTGCATAGCAATATTCGAGTGTCCGCATCGCGCCATTGTGCCGTTCAATCGCATTGACGCGGCGAATCGCCCGGTTGGTCACATTGAACCGACCGCGAATAGGCCATAAGTGCGATTCATCTTGTGCGCGATACGCTTTGTTGATAATGCGACGCGCTGCCAAGTCGCTTGACGCGCTATCGGCCAGCGCGGCTATATCTTCGGCAGTTTTGATATTCATGTCATTAGCTCCCTCGAAAATACCCTTATTAGCCTATTTGCTCACTACAGTGCGAACAATAATTCGGTTCGTAATCCGGATCACAGTCCGGCTCGTTTAAGTCTTGATATTCCGTCTCGATATCAAGAGCGATAACGTGCCAACCGTCGCCGGGATTAGAATGCGCGATCTGCCAATACTCGGACCGGCAGCAGTCCGCGCAAAGCGTGCCACCGTCGTCGGTAATAGCGTATAACGAATAGCCGCCGGGAAACGAATAACGGATACGTGCCACGTAGCGGGCAATATCCGCCGGTCGGTCCATGTCATACTTATCATTGCGCCATATACAGCCTATTTCCTTAGAAACGGACCGGTAGTTTTCAATAATGTTGTTCATGGTATTAGCTCCTATCTTTTGGTAACTGCAAGCGTTTTTATCATTTCTTATCTAGCCTAGATTGTTCTATCAACTCGAAATAGAAGTCACCACCAAGCTCGCTTGTGTTGAAGTTGTCGCCGAGTAGCTCATAAAACTGAACAGCCAATCTCATTACAGAAACACTAAGAGCACTGTCATTACTGTGATTGATTGCGAATCGATGTAAAGTTTGTAGAGCCGCAGAAACGTTTTCTACTTGTTTGTCATATCTCATCGCTTCTCTCCCGTCAGTGAACGATTAAAGGCTGAAAAAATTCTCAACCGCTTCGATAGCGGTTTCAGCGTGACTAAATACCGCGTGCCGCTCAGCTTCCGGTAAATCACAGCTAACTGCTTTCGGCATGCTGCCGTATGTTGTCCATGCGACTTCGTGATTTGCAAGCGTCAAGACTAACGTTTGGCCGCCTTTATGTACTTTCATTGTGTAGCGCTTGTTCATTGTCATTAGCTCCAGTCAGTGAACGGTTACCGTTATACGCTCATTCTCAGGGGAAGCAATTAAATACCTGATATCGCTCGCAAGCTATTGATTTTAGGTAGCCCCGATAGCGGATACTTTTCGTAATTTGCGCAAAACGTCTCAAAAACGGCATACCTAAGCCAAAATAATGTCAAAGTAACCCCATTTATTTTCAGAGCCGGTTTTATCGTGTAAACACGAGCCGGAATAGATAGGTTTACATGAAAATAAATATCCTGGAATATCAATAACTTATGCTTGAAACATAGCTTGCAACACTTGCAACATGGTTTCACGTGCAAGTGTTGCAAATGGTGTTGCAACGTAAGTTATTGATTCGCCAGGGTAAATCGGCAAGTCGGGCTTATATGTGCAACATCTAATATAAGGGGGTTGTATATACAAGTTAAAACACTGTTGCGGGTGTTGGTTTGCAACACCCCATGTTGCAACGTAAATCATTGAAACTTATAAGCTTATGACGGTTGCAACACTTGCAACACGGCTGCAACTGTTGCAAGTGTTGCAATAGGGCAAAATGGCGTTCTCAACAGTGTCCCCCCACACACTATGTGTGGGGGGACTGTTGAAAGCCAGCGACGCGGATCAGTTGAAAGGATGTCAACACAAGCACACGGCGCGCTGTCCTACCCTGTGACCATAAGCCCGGCCAGTACGTCACCGTCATACGCTTATAAGGTGTCAACCTAACATGTGTCTGATTGACACGCTGATATGCTCAACATGGCCTAGCATTTATGCGGCCTACAGCATGGCGCTGCGACCAGGTTACGTTGACACGGCCAGCCTGGCTGGCCGTATGACGTTGAGACGGGGGGTAGGGGTCTCGCTGGCGCGCCTCAGAAAAAGGGCTTTCGGAATGCGGATGCCGCGAATATCGTTACCCCTGCCCGCGCAAAATTCGAATTTTGAAATTAAATCGATGTCAATCAAACACTTAACGTCTAAACGTTACACGCGCACACGCTTTTAAGCGCAGCTTATCCGGGATAGCCTGCTCTTAAAAGCAGACGATCGTCATACGCTACAACGTATAAGCCGCCGGTATACGCGACAGCGTATCATCGTAACACCTTGATTTCGTTCAGGGGACACTTTTCACCATACAAGTTGTGGGGGATATCTCCTGCAAACGTGCGGACCATCAAATCGTAATACCGTCCCCCGGTTAAACGCTCAGCCCTCCGCGGCCGGCGTGTTACGAGGTCTGCTCGATAAAACGCTCGCCCCTTCGAGTCGCCAAGCGTCTTGAGGGGGCGAGTTCACTCAAAACAGGGTTTCTTACCGATCATGCACAAACTGCTGCCGCTGTTGCTGATAATGGCCTGTTCGCCGTTAACGGAACAGCAGCGGTATGATAGTGACGATCGGCTGATCCAAGCTCGAGAACAGTATGAACTTCGACGCCAGGCGTGCCGGCAGAACGGCGGGATCATGGAGATCAGAAGTCACGGTAAGTTAGGAAGACACGACTATGCAGATTACAAACTGGCTCATTGCGTTCGCTCTAACCATTAGCGATGTACTCGCAGGTTAACGGTATAAGCTCGGCGGACTTTCTGGACGACGTTCTGCCGAACGACGAGATAACGCTCGACGACGACTCGTGGCTGGAGATAGAAGCGCCGACCACCGGTTTGTCCAAACGGGCTCCCGTGATGCAATCCGGTGGGCAGAATGGCGTCGATCGGATTTGGTGGACCGACGGCGAGTACGTATGGTTCCGTCGTGCTCAGTCCAATCCTGAGACCTTAAAACGTCATAACGACTTCTGCAAGTCCGGTGACTACCGGCACGTCGAGACGCAGGACGGTGTGGAGATATACCAGCTCCAGCCGCAATCGCCCTTCGCTGTCAAGAAAACTCTCGATATCGGCCAGATGGACATGTACAACGTCCGGCGCCAAGCGGTCAAAGCGGCCTGCCGGCGCGACTGGAAGACCTACCGCGACATCATGATGTTTCTGCGGGAACGGGTGGTGGCGAAGCACGGCGCGAATGCGGCCGGTGCTGAGATGGAGTACGCCGACTTGTATCAGGCCGTGATGGCGGCCATCGACATGCGCCACGGGCCGTCTGCCAACGAGGTTAACCAAGAGCTGATGGCTCTGGCTTCTAAGGGCAAGAAGACCGGCTCCATGCTGATATCGGTGGGATGAGCGACTTTCTGGACGATGTGCTGCCTTTGGTTGAAGCGGTACGGGTAAAACCCGAACCGCCGGGGTTGCCGTTAAAAGCGAAATCCCCTGTTGCCAGTAAGAAAAGCAAGCGGGAGCCTGCTTTAGTCGTTGCAGAACGCAAGTTAAAACCTACCCAACGGTTTTATGCACGGGCATTACTCGAGTGCGATTCTTACGCGCATGCCGAGCGCGTGATGAAGCTGGCCGGCTATCCTTGTGAGCGTACGACCTTGTATCGCTGGCGCTGTCACCCCGACTTCGTAAAAGCTTTCAAGCTGATGCAGGCCGAGAAAGTGGAGTCGCTGGTGGTCAACAAGGACAAGATATTGTCCGACGCCGAGAAGGCTAAAGAGATTGCGCTTAACCCCAAGGCTATTTTGTACAAGGGCGTGCCCACCGGACACGAAGAAGTGAACGTAGGGGCGTATATCCGGGCGCTGGAGCTGCAAGGCAAGGCGATCGGGGTTGGACAGGACGAGGGCCAGAAGGTGCAGGTTAACATCGACATTGACTACTCCGGCCGTGTGGAAGGCTCCGCCGATGTGATCGACGGTGGATAATATCTCGGAAGAGAAGGACATCTGTGTCATCACAATGGATTTGCTCAACGGTGACCGGTACGGGTCTTTTATCCGGATGCGGCTTGGCGGGGTTGCTGAAGTGCTGGTCGAGCTGCGGGTGTTGAAAGTGAAGAACTTGGAGACGGGGGAAGTGGTTGATGTAGCTGATCCGGCCGGGGACTACACCGACGACACGCCCGCGGTTCTGCACTGATGGCGAAAGTATCCGGCAGCACGGTCCGGTATCGCCCGCAGGGTGCGACCCTGCAAGCGCTAGGGCAGAGCACCAAGGACGTACAGATCATTCGCGGGCCGCTGGGTTCGGGTAAAACCAAAGCGGTTGTATTCAAGATCATCAAGCTGCTGTGCGAGCAGCGCCCCAACGCCGCTGGCGTCAGGCAGTCTCGTGTAGCCGCTATTCGGAACACTTATCCTGATTTGCAGACTACCACCATCCGCGAGTTCAAGGAGTGTGTATCGCCGGTAATGGGTCGACTGATCAACGGGCACCCGCCCATGTTCAAGTTCGATTTCGATCTGCCCGACGGTACCCGCGTTGAGGCCGAGATCGACTTCCTGGCACTGGACCGTCCGGACGATGTGCGTAAGCTTCGCGGTACCCAATACACCTTCGCCTGGCTGAACGAGGTCAAGGAGCTGCCTAAAGCGGTTCCCGACATGGTAATGGGTCGTATCGATCGTTACCCGACTCCCGGATTTTCTTCGTGGGTTGGCTGGATCGCCGATACTAACGCATGGGACGAGGATCACTGGCTGGTTCAGTGGGAGCAGGACTGGCTCGAAGGTAAGATGCCTGACTACGAGTTCTTCACCCAGCCCGGTGCAGTAATGCCTTGCGAGGCGGATCACCCGGAGGCGGCGCGCTCGGAGAACGGCACTTACTGGCGGGTCAACCCCGAAGCCGAGAATCTGATCGTTCTGCGCAAGGACTACTACCATCGACAGATCGCCGGCCACAAGGACGACTGGATCAAGGTCAACTTGGCCAACGAGATCGGCCTGTCGATAGACGGCAAGCCGGTACATTCGGACTACCAGGAATCGGTACATCGCGCCAAGGCTATTTTGAAGCCGATGCTGGGCATTCCCATTTACGTTGGCCTGGACTTTGGTTTAACGCCGGCCGCAGCGTTCGCGCAACGGATACCGGAAGGCCGCTGGCACGTTCTCGACGAGATCGTGTTCGAGGATGGCGACGCAGTTAAACTGGCCAACGAGTTGAAAGTGAAGTGCGCCGAGATTCGCGGCGAGATCGGAGTCAACAAGAACGACACCGAGTCGCTTAAATTTGTGTTTCGCGGCGACCCTTCAGGCGACAGTCGTGCCGACTCCGATTCCAGTACAGCCTTTCAGGTTTTACGGAACAACGGCATACCGGCACTTGCTGCATCCGGTAACGATCCCAGCTTGCGCCGTGGCGCGCTGGATCGGCCGCTGACTCGCATGGTCAACGGCGGACCGGGCATACTGGTGTCGCCTAAGTGCAAGCACATCCGCAAAGGCTTGGCCGGCGCATTTCAATACAAGCGCATCAAGGTATCCGGTACGGAGAAGTTCAAGGACGTACCTGATAAAAATTTATGGTCTCACGTTTGCGAAGCACTGGAGTACGCACTGATGGACGCCGGCGAGCATTCGGTTGCCGACTCTCCCGTTGGGATGCGAATGCCCAAGGGGCCCATACAACCGCAAGTGGTTAACGCAACCGTAGGAGGTTTCGGATGGTCGCCGTTCGATGGCTAAAGGAATTATTCGAGAAGGTCCGTCGCTGGTTGATACCGCGTATCACCACAGTATTGACCTATGGGTCGTCTTTATGGAACTCGATCCGAAATCGCGTGTTGAAGCTCGTTCGCCGTTCTGGCGGTTCCTGAAAAGCGGCTTTCGGCATGTTGAGTGCTGGAAGTATATTCAGCCTGGCGCTTGGCTGCGGTTTAATACTGGCGTGGAGCTTATTGCGCCGGAAGTTTATTTACGCCCGCCGTGGGAGCTGATGGCGCACTTGAATCCGACTGTGGTGAAAGTGCAGCGGATGGTGCCGCAAGGATTTTGGCGCGAGCCTTTTTTCATCGGGCCTTTGACTTGTGTTGAGCAGGTGAAAGCGTTTTTGGGGGTGTGCAGCTTTTTTGTTCGTACACCCTTTCAACTTTATAATTTTTTGAGGAACGAGCGTGCATAGTGGTGGCGGTGGTGGCGGGTTCAGAAACCTGCTTAATTCGATTCGCGCACGGCAGGAACGGCAAGCTGCGCTTGATAAGTCTGCGCGCCTGTACGGTTCCGATCCGAAATCCGGGCGTTTGACGCAAGACGCTACAACCGTCAAGAAACGCGTTTTTCAGCGACTGATTTAAGAGGATTCTATTGTGCGAAGAAGTCAACCGGCTCCCCAGGAAGACCCGTCCGTCAAGGTGTTTCGCGAGCGTCAGATTGAAGATTTGGCGAAGATCGACGAAGAGGAAAACCGGCGTCTGAAGATGGCTTTTCGTTTGACTCGCGGCGTGCGTGCTTTCCGTCCTTCGGCTGCCGGCGGCAACGGTTCTACGTCTGGTGGAAGTGGTGGTCCATCCGGCGGGCGTGCCGCAAGTCGTCCCGGTCGTGGTTCGCGCCGCGGCGAAGGCTTTAGAATACCCTAATGCTGATTACTAAGCTTCCACCGACGTTGGAGGATGGCGAGGCGCTGATCAAGCGCCGCGCGAAAGCCGCTCAACGGAAAGAGATGTGGCGCGGGCTGTACAAGGACTGCTATCGGTATGCACTGCCGATGCGCGAGACCTTCGACTGGCAGACGCCCGGCACGTTTAAGAATAACATTCTGTACGATTCAACGCTTCAGGAGGCGACTTACACCGCAGCAAACACAATGGCGGCTTTGTTGTTTCCGTCGTGGCAATACTGGATGAAAGCGGCGCCTGGCGGCAGCATTCCGAAAGAGTTTCGCACCAAGGAGCTGATCGCCGGTTTGCAGGAAATCACGGAGACGTTCTTCGATTTCTTGGATAACAGCAACTTCAGCACAGTGGCCAACGAGGTTGCGCTGGACTTGCAGATCGGCACTGGCGCCATGCGTTTCGACGAAGGTCCGACAGATGATAACCCTTTTGTGTTTTCGTCCATTCCTTTATCGGCAATCGAGTTAGAGGAAGGTCCGAACGGTACGGTTGAGACGACGTGGATGGAGCGAGCGCCGCTGGGGCGTAACTTGGTTCGGATGTATTCTGGTCTTGATACGTTTGATTTGCCACAAGGGCTTCAGGAAAAGATCGACGCCAAGCCGGATGAACCGGTAAAAATTATTCAGGGTGTTGTTTACGATCCATTGACAGCGCACTACTACGGGGTGGTTGTATGGGCTGAGGCCAATACAATAATCTGGCGTTACGACTATGGTAAAACGTCTCCCGATATCGTGGCCAGGGCTAACAAGGCGGCGGGGGAGATTTACGGGCGCGGGCGTGTAACGCTCGCATTGTCCGACGCACGTACACTGGATCGGATGCAGGAGTTCGTGTTACGGCATTCGGCGTTGCAGGTTGCTCCGCCGATGACGGGGATTTCTGATGGCGTGCTGAATCCCTATACCGCGGTGCTGCGGCCTAACACGATCTTGCCGGTGGGCAGCAACGATCAGCGGAATCCGTCGCTTCGCGTGATGGAGTTCGGTGGTGACTTCCGCATAACGGATACCATCATGCGCGATCTGCGTGATCGCGTTCGGCGCACCATGCTTGGACCGGAACCTTCAGAGGGTCCGGTCAAGAGCGCGACCGAGATGTCTATCATGGACCGTAACCGCTTGTGGGCGATGGGCGGCGAGTATTCACGGATACAGATCGAGTTTCTGTTCAAGGTAGTCGCGCGCGGCATGGACATCCTCCAGCGCCGCGGGCTGATTCCGAAATTCAAGGTGGACGGTCGTGAGGTTGCTTTGAAGTTTACTTCGCCGTTTGCGCGATCGCAGGATGCAGAAGACCTGCTGGCGTTCGAGCGCACAGTCGGGATGATGATGCAGGTAGCACCGGACGGAAGTTCGATTCCGGTTCAGTTGAAGTCTGATATGTTCGGTGAGTGGTTATCGCGCAAGACCGGTTTGGATCAAGCTTTGGTGAACAACAAGGCCGAGCGTGAGCAGATTCAGAAGCAGGCTGCCGAGGCAGCGGCGCAGTTAGCACAGCAAGCGCAGGAAGCGGGAGTAATGCCGAATGGATGAAGAGGTAGATTGGCTGGATGACGTTAGCGCGACGCAAGCTCGAAAGGACCAAGAACGTCAGGCGATAGAAGATGCACAACCCTACCTACTGTTCGTTGACGATGAACGTGGTCGGCAGCTAATGCAGCGTTGGGACCGTGATTTATGGAACCTGCGTACGCCGCCTGACGCGCCTATCCAGCAGTATGCGGCGGACGAGGCGCTTCGTGCGTTCATCGCCAGGTTGAAAATTCAGATTGAATTAGCGCAACGACGGATGGATGTATAAATGGCTTCTCCTGCAACTCGCAGAGAATTTGTAGACGGTAGATCGTCTCAGAAAAATCTGGGCGGGGCCAGCCGGGAAGAAGAGGGCGGTCTTGCTCGTCGCATCGGTGTTGGTTTTAGCACGCTGGTATCGCAAGTGGATGCGGAAGCCGGCACTTCGCAAGTTATTTATGAGTGGACGCCGGAGCGCGTTGCGCAAGCGATCGTTGCGTTAGGCAGCGGCGCATCTTTTTTGAATATAACCGAGTTCGACGATACCGACGCATCCTACTACTTTTATGGTGGGCTTGACGGCGGATCGAGTTGGCAGATAAATCGTTACGATAAGACGACTTTCGTAAAAACCAGTGCCAGGGAATCAGGCAACCCGTCCTATATGTCGCTTGCCGCGGCATGGACTGATCGATTAACTTTAACTTATTCCTGATAGGGGATTTTACAAATGGCAATGGTAGATGGTGACTGGAGCATTGATCGGGCAACCGGCAATATCCGATATATTGGAGATGACCACACGCTGTCCGGTGGTTCGCCATCGTATGCAACAGTCATTCAGTTCCACAGATGGCTGCAAGCCTTTGCCGATGACGCGGAATTTACCGGTGATGACGAGCTGGACATCATTGACCAAAACCCGTCGAATCGCTCGACGGACAACATTATTACGCTGGTCAACGGTTTCAATGTTGACGCAACGGCGATCGAGCATCTGTACGACGGTACGATCATTCAGGGTTCCGGGTTAACCGAGGAACGCTGGGACGGTATCGTCAACTTCGGTAGCCCGACCAACCACATCCAAGTTATCCAGAACGGCGCGATCCTTTCGGATGACTTCTGGAATTACGGCTGGGAAGCGGGCACGCACACTGGTGCTAATGACGCATCTGTTCTGACGGATTCCACCCTCGGCGCAACAGTGGATCAGTTCGTTGGCTACACCATCAAGAACATCACTGATGGCAGCCAGGGCATTATCACGGCGAATACTGCGACAACTGTTACTGCTACGCTCTACGGCGGCACGGATAACGACTGGGATACTGGTGACGTTCACCACATCGCAGTCCCGCTGAACGGCGACAGTGCGCAGGGTATCTCGCATCGCTTTATGATTAAGACTCGCGATAATGGCGTAGACATTGACCGCAGGCGATTGATCGGTACGACCCGTCGCTATGGCAACACCTACTCCGAGTTCAAGATCAATGGCACCGGCCAAGGTAACAACGTATTCGCCCTGAACGATTCCGCTGACCTGAACAACACGACTCCGTGGGCTACCATTAACGCGATTGCCGACATCACCAATACGGAAGGTTTGCGCCTGATCGACATTTCAGGCGACGGAAGCACAGAGGAATACTATTCCGAATGGGACCGTGGCGCGAACAGCATCAACACCTTCTACCAGTATGGTAAGCTGCTGCAAGCGGATGGCTCTGTTTATACGCTGAACTCACTCAACGGCGAGAGTTTCCGCGGTATTACCCATCACTACCAGTACGACAACGAAACCGGCACCAACTTCACCACGAACGATGTGGGTTGCTACGGCACGAATGTTGTGTTTACGGGCGGGTCCGGTACGGCGGTTCTGGGTGAGGAAATCTTCGAGGACTCGGCAACCCCGACTTGGAAGGGCAGGATTGTTGGCATCGATGACAACACCGGCACCGGCTCGATCATTGTCGATGTCGAATCTGGCACTGTAACGACCGCAGAAACCTTCTCAACGACCAATGGCTTCGCCGGCACCGTATCAGGTACGCCAACCGCACAGAACGCGGCAGGGCGCCTGATATTCTACGCGGTCGATGATGATGGCACTACGGGCAATATGTACGTGCAGGTATTGGCTGGCGTTGCGCCGGTAAACAACACTCGCATTTTCTTCGGGAATGCGACTGCGGACGTTGCCAGGTTCCACGATGTCGATACGACCTCGCAGGCGGTATTGGAGCGCACCATCTCCACACCGTTCGTGGGTGCGTCTACGGGTTCCGCGCTGATCGGTGCGTACGGTCTGGGTCTGCAAGCTGCTGATACGGCTGCTGCGGACACGTACTTCGACCTGTCGAACACCGCCATCACACCGCCGAACAACGTCACATTCACGGCATCCGGGTTTATATCCGGTGACTATGTGTTGTGTACCGAGGACAACGGTGGCGACATCAACTACACGCAGATGGCGCTGAACGCAACCTATAACAGTGCTGGTGTAACGACCATATCTGTTAACGCCATTCCCTCTGACACTCCATCGTCGGCGGGTACGAAAGGCGGCATTCGCATACAGCGCGACAACGGCCTGTACAGCCTGCACAGGTATTCTGCTTTCGACACAGGCACCGATGACTTCACCATCCCGTCAACGGATTTCAGCAGCAACAACGCGACCTCTGGTAACAACGTGTTCGTGACCTACCTCGACCTCGTGACTTCCGGAACATCCGAGAACTTCTCGTATGTTTACAGTTCGGATCGAACGCACTTCCTGCGAGTCAGGGATGGCGGCGCGACCCCGATCAAGACGGCGGAAGCTACGGGCGTAATGGGTACCAACGGAGGCGTCGCGTCGGTTAACCGAATCAGTGACACCTAAGAGAAATGGCGGCACCCGTATATGCAACCGACCTTACTGATTTTTGGGTTACTGGGGGAACCACCACAGTAACGGCCATCGGTACGGGCGGTGCCGGTCTCGGAAACCCTGAAACCGACTTTTTCATCCAGAGCACCAGTTGTGTCAGTAAGGCCGCGTGGACGAACGCCACCAAGGGCTTCATCATTGATGGCGTGGCCGGGAACTTCACAGTCCCGACTGACGGCGCGGTTATAGCGTTTATGAAGTATGATGCCGCCGGTTCGCTGGATACGAAAGCGAACGGCGGCCTGCAAATGATAATAGGCAGCACTAGTTCTGCGTACTACCATTTCTATGTCGGCGGTAAAACGACACTGGCGTTCGATTCGTGGATTCCGTACACGGTAGACCCGAATACGGCTACGGCGGATAACACAACCGGATCGCCGGGCACGAACGAAAGATGGGTTGGAGTGCTTGCTACTCTGCCCACTACGTCAGGACCGACCAAGGGCAACCCGATCGCGATGGACGCTATTCGATATGGGCGTTGCCGGATTGACTACACGGTTGGGGATTCAGGAACGCCAGCCACGTTTGCAGGTGCAGAGGCTTATGGTAATGATGTAAGCCGCCGATGGGGTTTGCTGGAACTTCTTAAAGGCGCGTACCAGACGCAGGGCTTTCACTCTATCGGTACGTCAGGCACGGCCTGTTATTTCAGTGATGCGAACAGGGTTATTTTCATTCGTCCGTCAGGCGCGAACAACGTCAGTAACGACTCGGTATCGAATGCGTTTAACCGCTTTGAAATAATCAACGCATCGACCACCTGCATCTGGGACAACATTCTGTTTCAGGCGCTGGGAACGCGAGCAAGAGGCCGATTTTACCACACGGCCGGAACATTTACCGTGACCAACTGCCAGTTTGTTAACACTGGCCTGATGTCACTGCTTTCGACCAGCTCGTTGACCAACTGCATCATGCGTAGCTCAGGCGTGATAACAGCCCCAGGCTCAACGCTGAATGGCACGAAGATTCTGACCAACAGGGCCGGGACCAACTTGTCCGCTCTGGTGTGGGACGTTGCAACAGACGCAGATGGCAAGCTGGACAACATGGAGTTTTCCAAGGGTACAAACGCGCATCATGCGATAACCTTTGGCACAAGCTCACCGACCACAATCACGATGCGTGGCGCGGACTTCACTGGCTTTAGTTCGTCCAATGACAATGACGCTTCGGTGTTCAAGTTTCTAAGAACGTCCGGAAACGTAACACTGAACCTGATTGGCTGCACACACGACGGTTCAGGGTTCACGATTGATGACAGGGCAGGCTGTACGGTCACGGTCGTTATCGATCCGGTCACGACATCGGTGAACGTCAAGGATCGAAACAAGAACAACATCCAGAACGCCAGGGTGTTTGTCGAAACGGCAGCTACCGCAACGGGCGGCGAAATGTTCGAGGCGGCGGTTACGTCTCTTACCCAGTCGGCAGGGACCGCCACTTGTACAATGACGGCTCCGCACAAGCTGGCGACGAACGATTACGTGGTGATTCGCGGCGCGCAACCGGATGGGTACAACAAGGTCGCACAGGTCACGGTATCCTCGACAACGGTATTCACTTACACAGTGCCGTCAGGGATAGCCGGAACTGCAACCGGAACGCCGGTGGTATCTCTGGTTCCGCTGTACGGGCTCACGGACGCTTCGGGCAATATATCGTCGTCGAAAACCTGGGGGATAGCACAGGATTTGAAAGGATGGGCGCGAAAGAAGAACACATCCAGCCCGTTTTACAAGGACGCCGATATTGCTTATACCGTGAATATCACGGCAGGTAACACCACAAATGTCGTACTACAACCGGATGAATAACTTATGATAGGCGCAACCACAGGGAAAGAGCTGGACTACGTTGACGACGAAGACCTAAAGACACTCGACGAGCTTCGCGGCGAGATGAAAACCATCAGCGCGGCAAGGTTGACGATGGGAGAGAAGGCCACCGTCCAAGGCTTGCTGACTGAGATTCAGGTATTGAAGCAGCAGATGGAGATGACGCACGAGCAGATGCGTCGCTTGATCGGTATGTATTCCACCATGCGTGACGAGTTCAACGTGTTTCAAGCACAACGCGTTAAAGAATTGAATGTTCGAGTAAACTCAGGATCAACGACGGCGGAAGATATCGATGGCCCTCGCATTAGACCCCGCCACTAAAGTCATAACGATACCGCAGGCGGATTTAACTTTTGTCAGCGGGACTCTTTACGAACTAGATACAAACCAATTCCGTAAAGACGTTATGGACTTGCTGGCCAGCGAAGACTACATATGGATGCAGGACGCTTACGACCATAATACCCAGTACACGGTACTCGGGGTTACCTACGCCCGCAAAGTAGAGTTTATCAACGGGTTCAGCATCCAGTTCGAAGACACCGCCAGTCAGTATTCGGTGCGCATGGCGGGCAGCAACAACAACCTGTTCGATGCGGAAAGCGGCGTTCTTGTACCGACTCCGCTGGTTACGGTGATAGGTCAGAACTCCGCGGGTCTGGTTTCTGGCGGTGGCGGCTTCACCGGCACGGACCGAACGAAGTTGTCCGATACCTACGACCAGGCACGGATTGGCGCACAGAATACACAAGCATAAAAGTTTCGCGCGCAAGCGCATAGTGGAGAGAGAAAGTGACTGAAGTAGTAGCAGAGACACCTGCGGCCGCGGAAGCGGTACCCGCAGCCCCTGAAGCAGTAACGGAAACACCGGCAGCCGCGCCAGCAGCGCCGGTCGTCAAAGGAACACCGGCTTCGTTGGTGGATGGCGTCAAACCCGGCGAGCCGGCAGAAGCGCCGAAATGGTTCTTGTCTGAAGGCGTTGGCGGTTCGGGCGATGCGCCTGACTGGTTCAAGGCGGATAAGTACAAGACGGTAGACGAACAAGCTCGCGCGTACACGGAACTCGAGAAGAGGTTCGGCGCGTTCGAAGGCGCTCCGAAAGATGGCGTGTACAAGATCAACCCGCCTGAGGGCATCCAAGTAGAGTTCGACACGGAACACGAGTTGTTCCAAGGACTCAACAAGTGGGCCAAAGAAAGCAACCTGTCCCAGAAGGGTTACGACCAGGTGATCGGAATGCTGGCGAAGTACGAAGCATCGCTGGCGCCGGACATGGGCGAGATCAAGAAGCAGGTCGGCGAGAACGCAGACGCCCGAATCTCTTCGGCAACGCAATGGGTTAAGTCGAACCTGTCTACGGACGAGTATTCGGCTTTCTCGAAAGCACTGACCCAGAGTAACGCGGCTGAAGTGTTCAAGGCGTTCGAAGCTGTGATCGCCAAGACACGGCAAGTGGCTATGCCGAAACCGGGCGAGGATGTAACTTCCGCGGTTGATACCGGCAGAGAGGCGATTCTTGCAGCTCAGAACAAGAAGAACGATAAAGGCGAACGGCTTTACGATATCGATCCGAAGTACCGGATGGACATTGAAAAGCGGTGGATGGAGTACGCGGCAGCACAGAAAGCTGCCTAGTTGTTCATCACCTTGGCCTGCTTACGGGCAGGCTAAGTTAATGAACAGTTTTATCAGAGAAGTATCGGGACCTGCTTTGCAGCCGGTACGGAACTGATCGGAAGAGTCACGAGACGATTCGAAGCTTGATAGTGCCGGTAATACGGGACCACGATCTAGCTCATGTTGTGAAAGGCAACATTGGTTAAATTTAATCCGTAAATTACAGGAGACATTACTATGTCTATCAATCTCGGCGGTGTATTCAGTACGAATACCAATGCCGCAATCATCTCGTATGACAACGAGGTAAAACAGGCGTATCAAGGCGCTGCTTACATCCGTAATCGCGTTCGCGTGAAATCGGGTGTTACCGGTCAGACCTACGACTTCCGTACGATGGGAGCAGGTCTTGCCACGCAGCACACGTCGTCTGAACTGATCACTCCGCAGGACTACAGCCATGCTAAGAAGCCGGCTACCCTGACCAACTGGAGGGTCGGTGACTACACCGATCTGTTCGACCAGGCGGAAACCACGGTTGACGAACGTGCTGAACTGGCGAAAGCAAACGGTAAGGCCATTGGCCGTGCCGAAGACCAGCTCATTATCGACGCGCTCGACGCAGCCTCCGGCATTGCTGGTACGGTTGACGAAGACCTTGGCGGTACGGACAGTCTGATCAACGCAACCAAGCTGCTTCGCGCCAAGCGTTACCTGATGGCGCAGCAGGCCAATGGTGGCGAGCATACCATTCTGGTGAACGCTGCCGGTCTGGAAGGCGCGCTGTCGGAGACCACGGTTACGTCGGCTGACTATCAGACGTTCCGCGCACTGGTCGACGCGAACCTGGACGAGAAAGTGGCGTTCGGCTTCAAGTGGATGGTGATCGAGGATCGTTCGGAAGGCGGCCTGCCGACTGGCTCCAGCAACATTCGTCTCTGCTTCGCATTCGACAAGTCTGCGGTCGGCCTGGCAGTCGGCATCGAGCCGAAGACGTACGTTGACTGGGTTGGCGAACGGCTGTCGTTCCTGTCGCAGGCGGTTGTTAAAGCCGGCTCGACGGTTATCGATCCGCTCGGCGTGGTTGAAGTACAGAGCTACGAGGCTTAATTTTTCGGGCGGCGGGTAAAACCGTCGTCCGACTTTTTACTTCTCGTTTTTCAAATTTTTTGAGGAAATCAAAATGGCATATGAACTCAGTAACCCGGTTCGTCGAATCGGCCCCCAAGGCTCTGGAAACTCGCTTTGGATGTACGTGGACGGCGATGCGCTGGCTACGATCGACGGGGCAGATTACTTTCTGCTCGACATTGACAAGTTGAAAGTAGGCGATGTGATTATCGCTGTTGGTAACGCGGTATCTGGCATTGGCGTCGTTCTGACGAATAATGGCACCAATATCGACGTATCCAACTTCGCTGGTCAAGCAACGATCGATTCCGACTAATCGCTATGCGATTCGATTGGAAAAAGCAAGGCAGGCTGGCCCTCTTATGGGGGGCCGGCCTTTTTTCGTTTTCAGCAATAGCCGGACCGACCGTTCCGGCGCTGATTAACGCGGACGGCACGGTCGACACCGAATACCGTGCCGGCGACAAAACCGCAGGAGACGATCAGGCGATCTGGATTGACACGCCAAGCCCTACAGCGACCGAAGGCGTGGCGGTCAATTACGACCTGAGACAGGACTGCATCGACCCGGAATCGGCGCCTGTTACGCTCAGTAATCTTGTCTGTGACACGGCCCTGCCGACCGGCGTATCCCTGTCCTCGCCCAATATCGTGTTCACGACCGGCACCAGTGCCGGAACGACTACGGGCTGTTCTGCCGATTGCGAAGACGGCACGACGGCGGCAGTAACGAGCCTTGATTTCAGTATTGTGATATCAGCAGCTCCGGTTGGCATTACAGTCGACGGCGATGGCGGGGCAGATTTCACAACGATCCAGGCGGCTGCGAATGCTGCCGTTTGCGGTGACACGATTCTGGTGCGGAATGTCACTGGCGGCGGTGGTAGTTATAACGAGGGTGTAGTCACGACCCGTAACTGCACTTCCGGCAATGAGATTGTGATTCAGGCCGACGCCGGGCATGCGCCTGTGTGGACCAAGAGCGGCGGCGGGCTTCATCTGACGTATAACCATACCGGATGGGATATAGGTGCCGGCATCCATCTTCAGGGCACTAACCCGTACACGCAAGGCGCTCCATCGAGCGGAAACAACATAGTCGTCATCAATACCGCCAACAATATCTTTCGTGGCAAGACCACGAAGGCCGGAAACATTGCGGTAGACATTAAGGCCGGTGGAGATAACACCATAATTGCCGACGCCGATATCCAGGGATGCGGCTCGGCAGATGACGGCAGTAACGGTGACGGTGGTAACTGTGTCTTTCCGCGCGACGGTATAAATGGATTCTTGCTGGTCAATACCCGCGTATCCGAGGGCGGGCACAGCTTGTATCAGTTTTTTCAGGACGACAACTTTCGTTTCGAGAATGTTTTATTTACTAACGACTGGGTACACGCATTCGGCTGGACCGGGACGATTGGCGTAGGTAATCGCGCCGGTTCGGTTAACAGCAAAGACGGTGGAATCAGCACCAACTATGCCTGGCGCGGTGTTTTAATTAACCGGACGCACAGAGCAGTAGATGCCCCAACACAAGCGGCGAAACTTAACGGTTTTGATCTTTCCATTTCGCGCACAATTGTTCTGGATCACAAAGCTGGCGGTTCTGTGTACTCTATTGCTTCCGGCGGCGGGAATCAGTCGGCTTTTGGTGATATCTTCATTGATCATGAGACGGTCTTCGGGTCTAGCGATGAATATATATTCAGGAACGACAACGGCGGCAGTTCTGCCGGCAGGTTATGGATCAAGAATGTCATTCTGACCAACATCCAAGGTGGTGATGTCATCCAGTTTAACTACTGTTCTACGCAGGGCGGGGCGCGAGGGAACTGGCGTCAAAGCCTGTTTGTCGATGGCGTTATTATCGACGCCAACAAGACCGTTGATGTCAATGATACTTGCGGCAGCGGCGATGTTACGAACAATATTTTATGGTTCGAGGCGAACGAATCGGGAAACTTTTCCAACATCACGGTAGTAAATCCGAATTTCGTCAGCACGACATTGCCGACTTCAACTGTTCCTGCAACGGCTTTATCGCAGGCACGGGCTAACTTCTTGCCGCAGGCAGTCGAGGCCCTTGGTACTGGCAGCCCGTTGACCACGGTAGTCGGTGCACAGAGCAACGATACTGTCATCGAATTGCCAGCCGATCAGGCGGGTTGGTTCCGCGATGACGATAACAACGGATCGTTTCCGGATTGGGCTGATTTCGTGGATGGCGACACGATCACGCTCTGCGGGGCGACACGCGAAGTCGTTGGTTACAATCTGACGACCGATACAATAACACTTAACTCCGGTGTGACTTGCTCCGGCGGCGAGGGTATCTACCGTGGCAGCGATGCAACGCCTAACATGGGAGCGGTGCTGTGAAGAAGTTAACGGCATTACTTTTAGCTCTGTTATCGACGGTACAGGCGGTTGCGCAGGTCACGTTTAGCGAAGTCACCGAGTCGATTCGCACCGACACTACAGACCCGTGGACGTTTAACTGCACCAATACAGGCACGCCGGAAGGGGTTGCGATACTCATAACCGCAACAGACCCGCAGGCATCGAGCGACATTGATTCTGTCTCGTTCGGCGCGACATCATTGTCCCGCGCCGGTTCCGCATACTCTGACACAGCGACCGAACCCGGTACTGTCGAGGGGTGGTTTGCGGGATCGTCCCTGCCGACCGGGGATCAGACCGTTACCGTTAATTTCGTCTCGGCAAATCCAGCGCCGGATTATTCGTTTGTCTGCGTAACAATACAGGCGAGCACGGATACCGAGGTCATTGACACCGATGGACTTAGCGAGAATCAAGCTGATCCGTCCGTAACCTTGCAATACAGTGGACGTACAGCGATAACGCTGGGCGTGTCCTATTGGGGTGCGGGTACGTCGGGTGTTCCGGCATGGAACGCCAACATGACGGAGTTGGATAATCACGATTTCGGCTCTTTTGTGTACGGTGCCGCTCGTCAGACAACGCCGGGGACCAGCGATTTCACCTGTTCCGCTACACAAGCGACGGACGACGTGGCCTTTTATTGCATGGCGATCTCGGAAGTGGCTGCTGTTCCGTCGTTTACGAGCGCTCCATCCTGTTCGGCCACAACGAATGGGGTTTCTTGTAACTACACGGCGAGTGCTGCGTCTACAGCCTATGGCGTGGGGGTTGCTCCGGCAGACGGCGTGCCAACTTGCACACAAATAAAAGCGGGCCAGAACGATGGCGGGACCGCTGCCCTTTCAAGCGGCAGTGATGCCAATACAGGCACGGCCGATACGATTAACATAACGGCAACCGGGAACATTCCACGACTCGACTATCATTTCTGCCTGAACAATGCGGGCGGCGATAGTGCTGTCGATTCAAGTCAGAGTGACAAGGACCGAAGCGCCAACAGTGGCAAGACGCTGACTGCCCTGACTTCGGTTGCCTCTACCTCGTTCCTGGTTAACCCGACCGACGCCACTGGCGACACGGACGGCTCGACTGCCGTTATCACGGGCATGACGGACACCAGCGACTTCGAGGTCGGTATGCTGGTCGATGTATCGGCAGGCTTTGCCGATCTGACCGATCTTCTGGTGTTCAACAAGACAGCAACTTCATTGACGCTGGAAATCAACTCAAACTCTGTGCAGGCCAATATCACCGTTACGGGTAACGATTACTTTGACCCTGACGCAGCTACCGGAGACGTGATCGAGGGCGCAACGACCGCAGTATGCGATGCCGGTACAGATTCTCCTGTAACCTGGGACGTTGATGGCGATTTCAGCTATCCGGCCACCAATTGCGGGGCGTCGCTGACTACCATCGATTACTGCATCCAGGACGTATCGGCAGCGAACGGGTTGACCACGACACCGGGCGATTGTTTTACGACCTATGACAAGCTGTACCTGTTCAATTCGGCGCCGACACTGGAAGGGCTGCCGGATATATTGATATGGGATATCAATGTGGCGTTGTCCGGCGTTAGCTTGTCCGGCTATTGCGGGGACGCAGATTCTCAGCCGCTGACGTACATTACGAGGGCAGGAGCGTGGCCCACTGGCGTATCGTTAGCTGTTGACGGCACGCTTTCCGGTACGCCGACAGTAGAGAACGAGTCGGGCGTTACTCTGGACAATATATGTCAAGACCCCGGACTGCTGGCCAGTGCATTCGACGTAACGGTCTACGTGATTGACACATGGACTATGCCGGACTGCACCGGAGACACGGTAGCGGCTTGTATCACGGCTGTAGATGCTGTGGCGCCGTGGTATGGCGGAGTAGGCATATCCGCCGACGGTGAGTGCAGTGCGACGGTACCTACAGACGACATCATAAGTCAGTCACCGGTCGAGTTAACAGAAGTCGATAACCCGCTTTCGCTAATCAATGTGTCTGTATCGACAGGTTTATGCGCATCATGGGATTTGACGGGGCTTCCATCATCGTGGCGAACTGTGGCGGATGTACTTAGCAATAAGTACTTCGTCGCAATCAAACAACAGGAATGCGACGGTGATGGCGTATGGGCCAAATGGCGTGCCGGGACTGAGGTAACGCCTCGCGGTTCATCGAATTGTGTGTTGCAAAGAGATGTTATTCGAGCAGAGGCTGATGGTGCTGCTACTTGGGCTCGTTGGAGGCCGGGTACTAATCGTAACTCCAGCAATCTTCAATTGAAAGTAAGGTCTGCTTTAACGGTGGATTTTGTACTAACACCAAACTAATATGAAAGCATTGATCGTCGCAGGGAGTGCGCCGTGTGTGTTCGAGGATATAGCTGCCGCCAGAGAGCTGTACCCGGACGCTGACACGATCACCATCAACGAAGCGTGTGGCGGTGTTGAGAACATTCAGCACATGCTGGCCGGGCATACCGTGAAGGCTGAAGCCTTCGTGGAGTACCGGCGGGAGAAGTTCCCGAATTGGGAGCAGCCGATAGCGGTACACGCAAGCTGGCATAGATTGAACGAAGCGCCAAGGGACGACTACCCAAGCGTTACAGACTGGCACGGTGGCGATGTAATTACCGGCGCCAGCTCTGCCGGTAAAGCAATACAGATTGGATTGAAGCTGGGGTATGAGCCTATCATCTTGGCCGGTTGCCCCATGAACGGTAGCGGGTACTTCAACCAGGCGGAGACGGATCGATTTCAGAAGGCTTTTATGAAGTTCGGTAAGTGCCGGCGCATCGGGGATGCAGCCGAACAGCAGCACCGATCGATTCAGAAGTACCGCGAAAAATTCAAAGAACTGTCGGACACCGTTTGGAAAGGCAAGGTGTTCTCTATGTCCGGGTACACACGAGACTGTCTGGGGGCTCCGTGAGCTATTCACGCGAAAATGAAATAGGAAGATACCGTGAAGCCTATAAAAGCCCGCGCTACGGTATGGGAGATAAGCGCAAGCGCAAAGCCGCTGAAGTTCTTGCAGCGTTGGAGCCGGGCTCTCTACTCGATGTGGGCGCTGGCCGCGGTGAGGGTGTCATGCTGGCGCGCGCAGCCGGGCACGACCCAGTAGTAGGGATCGAGCCGGTGGAGTATCTGGCAGGCAAGAACAACATCATGGTCGGCGTGGCTACTGATCTGCCGTTCGCAACGCATTCATGGGATACAGTGATGTGCCTGGACGTACTGGAACATCTGGTTCCGGAGGACGTGGAGCCGGCGCTGCTTGAGTTCCGGCGCGTTGCCAAGAAGACCGTTTTCCTCACGGCGAGTGAACGGCCGCATCGGTTCAAGAATCTGGGTGATCTGCACATATCCAAACGGCCGATCGCAGAGTGGCAAGAATTGTTCGAGAAAGTTTTCACGTTCGCGGAAATCAAACCGCTGGGCATGGTGGGCGTAAGCCCCGGCTGGCTCATAAGAGTTTAACATGGCAATCGTAACAAACAGTAAAATAGACTTGATCAGCGACGCTTTGATCCTGTGTGGTGAGAAGCCGCTTACGTCGTTGAGCGATAATCGCTATGGCGCCACAGTCGGGTCGAATCTATTCGAGATCATCTACGAAAACGAACTTCAGTCAAACCGCTGGCGGTTCGCTTGTACCAAGAAGGCTCTTAGCCGGTTGGTTGCTGCGCCGTTGAATCAGTGGTCTTACGCTTATCAGCTCCCATCGGACATGCTATTGCCGATCGGTGTATACCCGCCCGATCTTCAATACGAGATTTATGCGGACCATCTGTACTCGGACCGTACGTCCATTGAGCTGGACTATATGTTCAAGCCGGAAGTAACCGATTGCCCGGCGTACTTCACCAAACTGATCGTATATGCACTGGCAAAGGACATGATCAAAGCGATCACGGAAAGCGACAACGCTGTGCAGATTATGACTCAGAAGTACAATATGCAAAAAGGTATCGCCATGTACGCGGATGCGCAGGGACGACCGGCGAAGCCCGTATTCGACTCACCCTATACCGATGTGCGCTATTAAGTGAGAACGGCTACAGTACAGTCATCCTTTCTTTCCGGGGTTCTCGATCCGAGAGCCGGAGGCCGGGTAGACGCGGACGCCTATAATTTCGGAATGTTGGTAGGCAACAACGTCATAGTGCACCACCTTGGCGGCGTTGTGCGCCGGCCCGGATTAAAATACCTGACGCAGCTCCCGAACGTTCTGGAACTGATCACGCCCAGTTCGGCTACGGCACCCAACGGGGGTACCGCTGCGAACGGCTACGACGAAGATTCGACGACGCTGGTAACCACCACAACCGATATCAACACGATCGACCCTTACGTGGTCATACGATACGACTTGGGCGCCGCCACGGCCGTATCGCATGTTGATGTAAAAGACTTCGTTGCTACCGGCAGTTCAAGTACCGAGTTCCGAGTACAAGTATCTCAAGACGACGCGGTGTGGGTGGATTTCGGCGATCCTTTGCCGATGGTTGATACTACGTCGAGAACGTATCGCAGAACTTCGTTTTCGGTGGAGGGCTCACCGTCGCCAACGACAGCTCGTTATTGGCGGCTGGTTAAAATAGGCGGAACGACAATGAGCACTAACACAGTGTCTTTGTCTGAGTTCAACTTATGGTCTGATACTGGTACGATTTCAGAAGTAAAGTTGCTGTCGTTTGAACTTACCACCGAGACTCGGTACTTGGTAGCGATAACGGACCGGTCGGCAACTGTGTTCCTGAACGGCGTTGTTCCCGACAGCGGCACGTTTCCGGTCCCTTACGTCTCGGCGGACATTCCCGACATCGATGCGGTGGTCGGCGCGGACTCACTGTTTATTGTCCACGAGGATTACCCGCCTCGATACGTCGTAGACGAGTTTGCCGGAGAAGACTTACAAACTGGCGAAGTGGTGTTCGAGTCGCTTCCGCAGTACGATTACGGAGACGACCTGAGCCCGACACCTACTTCTGAGATTCAGGTCATTACCTTCGATTCGAACTGGACACAAGGGGATACCTTCCAGCTCGAGCTGGACGGCGCCAGGACAGGATTGATATCTTACGCAGGGGATACCGGCGCGTTTGATCAGACCACCACGGCGAACAACATCGCACGAGAAGTGCAGAAGTTGTACACGGTGCCGGGGTTCACTGGCGTATCGTGCGCGCGTACCGCGGCTCGCGAATATACTGTCACATTCGCCGATGCCAGCGCGGATACCTACGAAGGTTTGATGACCGCTATTATAGGTACGGTAGTGTCTACTTCGGCCATATCGCCGACTGTAACCCAGTCGCAGGCAGGCGTGCCGCGGTCTGAGGATGTGTGGAGCGCAGTTCGCGGGTACCCGCGGACAGTCACGTTTTTTGAAGGACGGTTCTACTTCGGTGGGACGCGCAGTCGGCTCCAGTCTCTGTTCGGCAGCACGGTCAATGATCCGTTCACTTTCGAGCTGCTGGAGCAACTGGATGCGGACCCGATCTTCATAACTCTGAACGGGCAGCAGTTGAACGCAATCAACGGGCTGTACTCAGGGCGGACGTTGCAACTGTTTACGTCAGGCGGCGAGTTTCGGTACTTCAAAGACAAAGGCAACGCGATTACGCCAGCCGATGCGCCTTTGGCACAGACGGAGTTCGGCGCCAAGAAGATAAGGCCGGTGGGTATTGACGGGGCCACCATTTATGTTCAGCGGCTCGGCAAGTCTATCCGCGACTTCAAGTATAACTTCGAAGAAGATGCTTACGACTCGCTGGGGCTTTCCAGCCTTGCGCCTCATTTAATAAACGGCGTGGTTGACTTGGCTGCCTGGCAGGGTTCGTCAACGGACGAGATCAATCTGGTGTACGCGGTGAATGCCGATGGTACCGTTGCGGTATTGAATATTCGTAAAGAGGCAGAAGTCCGGGCGTGGACAAGCTGGTCTACGGCCGGGTTGTTCAAGGCGGTAGAAACTACAGTCGAAGAGGTTTATTTCGCGGTAAAGCGGACAATCAACGGTACGGATGTACTGTTTCTGGAACAGACCGACGCGGGTATGTACGTGGACGCCGGGGTGAACGTAAACGGTATGGTGACCGATAATGTAGTTCATCTGAACGGAGAAGTATGTCGGGTGCGGCTGAACCCGCAGCATCTGGTGTTGCACGATCAGACTGGTGGTACGGTTACGCCTTCCGAACCGGAGTATGCTGCTTCTGCTATCCAGGTGGGGCTAGATTTCAACCCGACAGTTACGCCGATGCCTTTGAACACCATGACTCCGACTGGCGCTAACTTCCTGAGCAAGCGGCGCATTGTCAAGATCAGGGCCAAGGTGAATAACACATTGGGGTTGCTGGTCAACGGTCGGGAGTTGCCTGATCGGTACTACGATATAGACGACTTCGACGATGCAAACCCGACACCGTACAGTGGGAACCACCAGATTGAAGAGACGACCAACTGGGATGAACAAGAAGACAAAACTATTACATTTACACAAGTTGATCCGCTGCCGATGAATATCTTGTCGATCGTAGTGGATATGGAGAGTACCTAATGGCTGTCGCAGTTCCTATCGTAACGGCTATCGGCGGCGGTTCGCTGGGGGCTGGCATTGTTATCACGGCTGCGGCTGCTGCTTCGGCTGCTGCTGGCGTTGCTTCGGCCAGTGCTCAACGAGCGGCAGGTAGACATGCCGAAGCCCAATCCGTTATCGACGCAAACGCAGAAGGTGATGCGGCGCGCGAGCGGGAGATTCAGCGCAAGAAAGACCTGCTTCGAGCGATATCTTCGCAACAGGCGGCTGCCGGGGCTACCGGAGTTGCCTTCAACCAAGGATCGCCAGCCGCGATTGCCAGGCTGGATATTGCTGAAGCTAATCGTGATCTCGCGATCGACAGTTCTACTTCCAAGCAACGCCAGCGATCCTTGCGGGCGCAAGGCCGCGCTGCCCGGTTCGCCGGCAGGGCTCAATCGGCCGCGACGTTGCTGGATACCGTTGCTGGACTCGGTAAGACAATAGCGCCAGGTGTCGGAGCTATCTTTTAATGGCGACACGATACCGTGATTTGCAACGACCGACGCTGATTGACGTAGCGGCCCGGTCCACGTCGTCCGGCGCTTCGGAGGCTGCGAGCGCGCTGGCTAATTCGCTGGCGTCTTTCTCCCGTACCGGGTTCAATACGCTGGCGCCGATCGTTGAGCGGAACCTGATCAAGAGCGGGGCTGAGGCTGGCGCTGCCACGACGGGTACGCCCGAGTTCAAGTCTACCTTGACGGCCTACGGGCGTGCCTACAACAATGCAGCACTCAGGAGTTATGCTATCCGCTCCGAGATCGATCTGGACGAGAACGCGGCCCGTGTGGAGGCTCAGGCCGGAACAAACCCCGAGGCGTTCCGTGCGGCGATGGAAGAGATGCAGAAAGGCGTAATCTCGGAAGCGCCACCGGAGGCCCAAGGTATCCTGAAGGATATGTACAACCAGCGGACTGGCGACGGACTCGCCCGTATTCAGACCGCTTTGGCCAACGAGCTGCGCGCAGAGGATCAGAAGCTGGTAGAGGAACAGATCAGCCGCCTGACCGACAAAGTAGCCTTCCTGCGATCTCAGGACACGCCTGAAGCCCACGCACAGTCGGTCGAGGAAGAGGCTAAGTTGTTCATTTTGCTGGACGCTGCGGTCAATGACGGCACTATCTCGGCCGCACAGGGCCGTATGGCGCGCCATGCAGCCGAGCAGGGGATCATAGCCGAGACGGTTATGGCTCGTTTCAAGAACGAGCTGGAGGACCCTTATGGCGACCCCATCCGATTTATTCAGGACCTGAAGGAAGTCAACCGAACCGCAGAGTCCCTGTCGCCGGAAGAAGAAGCCAAGCTGGAGAATTCTCTGCTGGCCGAGCTACGGGACCGGAATGCGCTGGAGAGCGCCAGGCGGTCACAGATGGCGGCTGAAGCACAAGCTCGCTACGACGCCGGCGATCGAGAGGCTACCACGGCCATGTTGGCCGGCGAGTTGACCCAGCGCGGGCTTCTGGACCGTATCCGGAACGACAGCATCAGCCCGGCTATCGCCCGGACGTTGCTGAACGAGATTCAGTCATCGACTGCCGCACCCAAGTCGGACCCAGAGACCTTGTTCAACGTCAGTACCAACGTGCTGGATTACAGCGAACTAGATCTGGCTACCATGCAGAAATTGACATGGGAAGACCGCGGCAAGATGATTGAGAAACGCCGGGACGAGATAAATAGCTGGAAGAGTACGCAGAATGCCAAAGAGGCATTTGGGCGTATCGATCGTGCCCTCGGATTGGTTCCAGGCGTAATGAACCAACTATTATCAGACTCGGAACGGCGCGCCCGTGACACGGCCCGAACGCAGCTATTCGATCAGATCGATGCACTCCCGCCGAAAGAACGGGATGCGGCTGTTATCCCTGCTTCTCGCGAAGTCATACGGACTGTTATCAGTACCAACGCCGGTATAAAAGCAGACAAGGCCCGAGAGCAGTTACGTCTGTTGGACGAGGGCGTGGATAAGCTGGGCGGCGTTGATGAATTATCGGATCGCAATCGGAAGATTTACGAAACCGATCGGGCGCGGCTGGAAAATACTATCCGCGAACTAGAACAGAAGAGTGCTAACTAATGCCTGCTGAAATCTCAGATACCTACGCTGCCGATACGCTGGCCCGGATGCATGATAACACCGAGGAAGCGGATTCGAAGGCGTTTGCCAAAGATGCTGGCTTCGTCAACTCCAGCGGGTTTGGTGGCGGCGGCAACAAGTTAGGAGCCGGGCTTTTGTCCGGCTGGGGGTTCACCAAGAAGTTGCCGCGTAATATCGGCATGGGCATTTTTCGTGCGGCACTCGAGACGACCGAGACGATCGACGATGTGATGGCTGCGGCACCGGACGTAATGCAGTCCGATCTGTTGGGCGACGCACTGGAACCTGGCGGCCCCGGACCGTCAGCGAATGCGACGGCCAAGCCGCCCAAGTTACCGCCAGTTGAAAAGGTGGAGCCGCTGCGTACCATGTTCCCCGGCGTTTTCGAAGCCGCGCATTCGTTTGCGGATGAAGTGGAGGCGAACAACACGACTTCAGACAACCTTGTGCAAGGTATAACGCAGTTCACTATTCCGTTCATTGGGTATCTGAAAGCGTTCGGTGGGCTGAAGCAGGGCCAGAAACTATTCAATGCAGCCAAGGCGCTGGGTGCTGAAGGCGTAACGGCTGCGTCAGCATTCGATCCGCACGACGGTAGACTTGGCGATTTGCTGGACATGGGTCGGCATATGGAGAATCGATTCGGCGAGCTGTTGAACAAAGCGTCGCCCGACGGTTCGTTGGCTAACGCCTACATAGATTACATAGCCAATCGTGATAATGAAGGCGAGTGGGAAGGCCGATGGAAAAACGCTGTTGATAGCTGGACAGGCACTGCGGCGGTTTACGGGCTGTTGAAAGCTGTTCCTGTTTCATTGAAGATAGCCAGAGCGGGAATTGAAGATTTCGGTAAAGGCCCGTTGCCCGGAACCAGGCGCGGCCAGCGGGGAATGGTGGCGTTTCACGGATCGCCACACGTATTCGATAAATTCGATTTGGCTGCGCTCGGAACTGGAGAGGGTAATCAAGCATATGCACACGGGTTTTATTTTGCTGAGAACAAAGGTGTAGCTCAAGGGTATCACCACAAACTAGCTGGCGGTAAGTTTACGTTTCCTGATAGCCCGAAAGCTTTTAGCGTGGGTGAGCTTGCTTTCAGTGATAAAACCAATGGTATTTTAGCCGCAAAAAAAGTAGCCGATCTTTTGACTTTATATAACGGTGATGTTAACAAGGCATTAAATAAGATAAAAGGGAGTATTTTTAGTGGGGATAAAAGTACAGATAAGGCGTTTGTTTTTCTTAATAAGTACAAGGATAAACAAGTCAAGTTAACTGCTACTAGTGGTGCATTGTACGAAGTTGATATCCCCGATAAGCAAGTAGCGAAAATGCTTGATTGGGATAAACCTATAGAGAAGCAGCCAAGTGTTCTTAAAGCAATTCCCGACGACATGAAAGAAAAAATTCAGTATGAATTGGATCATTATGACTTGGGGGATATTCGCGATGTCGATGGAAAAACGATACATAGAGCATTAGAAAGAATTGCCAGCGAAGAGCCGCTTCCCGGTGTTCCTTATTCGGATAACCTAAAGCAGCAAGTAGCGCAATACTTGGAATCGTTGGGCGTGCCGGGCGTTACGTTCCTGGACGGGGTTTCTCGCAAAGCCGGGGAAGGTACGAAAAACATTGTTGTATTCAATCCGGACAAGACGATCAAACAAGTAAAACGTAACGGTGTAGTTACGTCGAAAAAGGATTAACCAGTGCCAGATTTCGGTATAGCAAAAGGCTTGGAGAAGGGACTGCTTAAAGGTACCAAGAAAGGTGCCAAAGAAGCGGTTGTCAAACGTCCGGGCCAGATCGCAGTTGAAGAAGCTGCGAAAAAAGAAATGGCACCGAAGATACCGGTGGAGCCGACTGTGCAAGCAGAAGTTCCGCCCGTAAAAGCAACTCCGGAAATCACGCCAGCCGAAAAGGTAATGACGCCGAAAGAACAGATTGTAGAGAATCTGGACGTTGCTGCTGAAGCCGAAAGACTATCGAAAGTGGAGCTGAAAGACTACGCGCTGGACGAGACCTTCCAGACCAACTTCGACACTATCAACACGACCGACGGGATCAAGGCAACGATCGCCGATGTCGCCCAGCAGAACGCCGGCAAGATCGATGAAGCGCGGCGCGGGGTCATTACCAATCAGCAGCTTCAGGGATTAGCCGACGATCTCGATCTGAATACCGACGTGATCAAACAGGTCATAGAGCGTGAGAACGGCGGCATCCTGAACGCCGAGACGATTCTGGCTGCTCGTCAGGTATTGAACTCGAGCGCCGAGCGGATACATACGCTGGCGACCAACATCACGAAGGGTACGGCGACGGACCTGGACCGGTTGAAGTTCCGCCGTCAGCTCCAGTGGCATCGTGAGTACCAGACGCAGTTCATGGGTGCCCGTGCGGAAGCCGGTCGTGCCTTGAACGCCTTCAACATTCCGACCGAAGCGAACGTGGACTGGAGCCGCATTCGCGAAATGGTGGATGCAGCGGATGGCCATAGCACCGATCGGGTAGCTTCCGCCATAGCACTAATGGACAACACAGCGGCCATTTCCAAAGCCTCGCGGAAGTACACTCAGTCCAAACTTATGGGTACGTTGAACGAGCTGTTCATCAACTCGATTCTGTCCGGTCCGAAGACGCACCTGACCAACACAGCAGGAAACATTATGATGCAAGCGATGGGCATTGCCGAAACGGCGGTGGCTGCGCGCATCGGGCGGTTCCTGGGTGCCGAAGAGCGGATGCTGGTGGGCGAGGCATCCGCGCTGGCGCACGGCACGATCTCGGCGTGGAAGGACGGCTTTCGCATGTTCGCCAAGACCATGAAGACTGGCATCGCGCTGGACGACGTGGTGAAATTCGAGGGCACGCGCCGGCGCTCTATCTCGGCCGAGCATCTACTGTCGCCGGAACAACGCGCAACGCCATTGGGCCGGTTTGCTGAAGCGTTGCTGGACGGCCCGAATTGGCGTATACCGATTGGAAAAAAGGGTATACCTATTCCTGGTATCGGACAGATCGTACGTGCACCGACCGAACGGCTTATGCTGCCGACCGACGAAATGTTCAAGACGCTGGCTTACCGCGGCGAGATAGAACGTCAAGCATTCCTGCACGTTTATGACCAAGTAGCCACCGGCGTCGCAACCAAAAAGGAAGCGGCGAGGATTGCTCGGGAGTTCATGGAGGACCCGACTAAAGAAGCAATCAAGGCAGCCGAAGACTATACTCGCTACGTTACCTTCCAGAACCAACTTGGCGAAGTAGGCCAGAAGGCGCAACTCTTCTTGCGGTCTGCGCCCGTGTTGTCCCTTCTCGCGCCGTTCATTCGCACCCCGGTCAATATCTTCACGGCCGGTATTCTGGATCGCTCTCCGGTGGCTCTGATCCGCCCGAAGTTCTGGGCGGCCATGAAAGCCGGCGGCCGGGAGCGTGACATGATGCTGGCTCGCATGACGATGGGCTCGGCAACCGCTGCTGTTGTGGCCAGCTACGCGATGGATGGCACAATCACCGGAGCCGGTCCGAGCAATCCGGATGCGCGGGCATTGCTCGAGCTGTCCGACTGGCAGCCGTATTCGATCAAGGTCGGCGACAAGTACCACTCGTATGCGCGCATGGAGCCGCTGGCCTTTGTCATCGGTGCGACTGCGGATGCAGTTGAAATCTTGTCTTACATCAATAGCGATGTAGATGGGTTGGATGACGAGCTTCAGCAGACCAACAACGCAGTATCCGCCATCATTATCGGTATCGCAAACAACACCATGTCCAAGACCTATGTCAAGGGTATCGCCGATTTTACAGAGATGCTATCCGATCCGCAGCGTTATTTCGCTGGCTGGTCGCGTAACTTTGCGACTGCGTTCGTGCCGTTCTCGGCTTTGCGCTCACAGCTCGGCCAGATAGATGATCCGTACATGCGAGAAGCGTGGACGACACTGGACGCTATCCGTAACAAGTCCGGCATCCTCGGTTTGTCGGAAGAGTCGCCACCGCGCCGCGACGTGTTCGGTGAGCCGCGTAGAGTGTACGCCGGTTCGTTGCTCGGTCCGATGTCACCTATTCCCGATCGTGAAATAAGCAACGATCCGGTTGTTGACGAACTGGTGACGTTGATGGAGCAAACACGCGACGTGCCGGTTACCATGCCGAGCAAGCGGATTGAGGGGATGCGGCTTGACATGGAAGAATACGATGCGTTGATACGCATTGCCAGAACGCGAGCAGCGCCTAACGGCATGACTTTCAAGGAAGCGTTAAGAGACTTGTTTAACCAGCCTGGCTATGCTTTGGCAACGCCCGACATGCGGGTCGAGCTAGTGAAGAACATCCAGCACAAGTATGACGCAATTGCCAGATTAACCTTGGAAGCGGAAGACCCGCGGTTCGCCGCACGACTCAACACCTACCGTCAGAAGCGTAATGAGCTTCGATTTGGAGCGCAATAAGTGACAAGCATAGACGACGTACAGGACCTGTCTCCGCGTGATCAGTACGTGGCGGCGTCCATGCAGACGGCGTTCGATTACACGTTCCCGATCTTCCTGGACGAAGACCTTGTAGTCGACATCGACGGCGAGGTTCAGGTCCTGACCACCGACTACACGGTTACTGGTAAGGGGAACGACACCGGCGGCACTGTGACCTTGATCCGGGCCATCGGTGACGAGCTGGTGGGCGGCGAGATCGTCACCATCTACCGCGACATCGCTATCGCGCGCGATACGGATGTGCAGCAGAACGGGCCGTGGTCCAGCGTCAACTACAATGACGAGATGGACAAAGTGTTCCTGATCATGCAGGAGCTGAAGAATAAAGTCGGGCGCGCGATCCGCTTCCCAATCACTTCGGCATCCACCAATGCCCAGGCCGAGATGAATCCGATCTCCGGGTTCTTCGGGAAGTTCTTGCGTATCACGTCTGCCGGCATTCTTGAAGCGGCTACCGCTTTGGATAACGTTGTCGCTTTAAGCGCAGAAGTTATCGGTGAGCTGTTGAACCCCCAAACTGTGGGAGAGCTTGCGGCTTCCATAACTCCAGTAGCCTATAGATATGAAGCGGGCGTGGTTGACCGTTACGGAAATAACGGAACCCCCGGCACTACCGATATGACAAGCGCCGTTCAAGCTGCTTTCGATTCTGGGCACGGGGTCAAGTACCTTTCCGGGTACACATATTTACAAAGAGGCGAAGTCACTGTTACGGCTTCTAACATAAAAGTCGAAGCATACGGAGCTACAATTATCGGCCATACTGATAATGCTGCCAATCCGATGTTCGATTTTGTCCGCAATTCCGGTTCAACCAGCATCAAAAACGTTCATTGGTACGGCGGATCAATAGACCCACAAGGTGCGCTCGGCTGGATCAGGATGCGTAACTGCCTGTATTGCAGTGTAGAAGACTTCATATGCGAGACGACGGTAGCGGTTGCCAACAGCTTCGGCATTCATTACATCAACGGTTTCAACTTCTACGTCAAGAAGTTCAATATGCACGGCTCGCAGGGCATTACCGGGCTTGGTAATGCCGGACTTGCCAGCGGCATTAAGATTGAATCTGACGGTGGCAATGGTTTTACCGTCATCAACAACATATCCATTTCGGATGGTATCGTGCAACGTTGCGATAAAGACATCGACTTGGTGTTTGCAACCGCAAGTTCTGGCGTTCACTTAGAAAACGTAGCGTTGCTGGATACACAATCCGCGCCACTTGGAACCAACGGCATTTACCTGACCGGTGTTTTGGACAACCTGAGCATCGTCAATTGCAAATCAGAATACCTTCCGACTTGCGTTAATGTTGATAACGGCACCAACCCTGACAGAGCCAAGATCACAGTCGCAGACTTCCGCTTTACTATGAAAGCTGGCCAATATGCCTTCAATATAGAAGGATCGACAGTGACCTTGGTGCTGACGAACATAGACGCTTTCTCAACCGGGGCCAGTGCTGCGTGGTTTAATAACCATCAAGGCAAAACGGTTTGTACTAATATCCCGGTAGGAATTTCCAATATAACCGCATGGGATGGAACCGACGGGGCGTTTTACAATCACGAGCAAGAAATTATTCCAAAGACAAGTGCTTTTTCAATAAAAAGAATACAAGAAAATGTTATCTGGACGAATGCTGGGGCGGGCGCTGCGGCTACTTTTACTTTGCCCATTGCTGCCGCTCAGGAGAACTTCCGAGCTACCTTCCGGGTAATGGCAGCGCAAGCTTTGCGCGTAGACCCGGATGGAACGGATCAGATTATAGGGTTAACCGATGCTGGGGGTGACCGCATTAGCAGTTCTACTATAGGCGATACAATCGCACTGGTAAGTGACGGCGTAACTAGCTGGTTTGTGGATAAATCATACGGCACTTGGGCGGACATAAATTAAATGACAAGCATAGACGACGTACAAGACATCAGCCCTCGCGACCAGTATACCGCGTCCGCGGCGCAGACTGATTTCGACTACAGTTTCCCGATCTTCACGCAGGCCGATCTGACGATCTACGTCGATGGCGTGCTGCAAGTGTTGACCACCGACTACACGGTAGCGGGCGCCGGCCAGGAGACCGGAGGCACGGTCACGTTCGTCACCCCCATGACCGGCGGTGAGGTAGTCACCATCTACCGCGATATCGCCATCGCGCGGAACACAGACGTTCAGCAGAACGGCCCGTGGTCGAGCACCAACTACAACGACGAGCTGGACAAAGTGTTCCTGATCATGCAGGAACTCGAGAACAAGATCGGTCGGGCTATCCGCTTCCCACTCACCGCGGCGATTACGAATGCGCAGGCGGCGCTTGAACCGTTGTCCGGGTACCTGGGTAAGTTCTTGCGTATCACGTCTGCCGGGATACTGGAGGCTGCGGTCGCACTGGATAACGTTGTCGCTTTAAGCGCAGAAGTTATCGGTGAGCTGTCGAACCCTCAGACAGCAGCCGAAGTAGCCGCTAGCGTGACACCAACATATTATCGTTATTTACCGGGTGATATTCAACGATACGGCGCTACTGTTGTATCAACTACCAATCGAACCGCGGTACAGGCTTCATTGAACCAGTACTCACACGGTGGCTCGCCAACGTTTATTCCGTGGGGTCGCTGGCGCTGCGAGGGAACGGTCTACGGTTATTACCATGTAACGAACAATCCAGACTTCGCTTCTGCTGATCGCTTGCAGGCAAAAGTTTTTATTCAGGGTGTGGGTCGGATTGAAGTCAATCACTATAACAACAGCGAATATTCCGGTTCTGTTCTTCAATTCACATCAGGGCAGCTGGATATCCACGATGGTCATACAACGGCTGCTCGCGGCTCCATTATGCGCGATTTGGTAATACTGAATAACGATGCCACGGCGAAAACGATTCGTGCCTATTACACGCCGAGCGGTACTCAGTGGTTCAATCTGTTTGTAGCGAATGCCGGCGATGGAGGTCAGCTGGATTTGCAGGACATATTTAATGCCGAGTTTATGGACATCATGGCGTATGGAAACGGAGCTGGAACGGGAATCAAGTACGATGCGGTACAGGCCGGAGGCGGCAACGTGACGATGGTCAATGTCACTTCCAGAAACAACGCTATCGACTGGGATTTGGGTTCTGCGTATGACGTAGCGCGATCCAACTTTATAAAAAACTGGACTTTCAAGAACTGTCAGGGGGCTGGCAGCCCGATTCATTGGCGGGTACGACACGGCATTGGGCAAGCTACCTGGGAGAACTGCTGGAACGAAGGCGCGACCGGGGTTGCAGGAAGGGGCTTTGCATTTTCCGATATGGCGGGCTGGCAAGATGCGGGCTCGGTCAATCCCGGTCAATTGCTGCTGACAGGCGGCGGCAATTATTCCGATGCTGCTACGGACTCAGGATTCGTACACATCGAAATCGGTGACGATACAGCCACGGAGACGACTGATGGTGTTGGTCCGATCACGATTCAGGATGTGACGCTCGGGCAGATCGGCAACAACACCATAGGCATTCGGGTTCACAATTCTACTAATGCCGGTCCACGGGTTCTAAGCAGAATAAACGCACACAACAATGGCGGAGTGTTCTGTGCGCTAGATGACGAGGTGCAGATAGGGCCGGTGATATGGGAAAACTACGACGATTCAGAATATGGGTATGCCAACCATGTCACCGATACAACCGGGGCCACTGATTTACGCAGTCGACTGTCTGTCTATATGGATGAATCTTATAACATTCGGCCCGCTTCAGAATCGTTCAGTGAGAAGACCATTACCGGCGGGATCGCTGCGGTAACGGCGTTAACGCATTCTATCGACACGCAAGCCGACGCTTCAAGCGATGATCTGGATACGCTGACTGGAGGAATACCGGGGCAGACGTTAATCCTTCGTGCAGCAGATTCGGCTCGTACTGTTGTTTGTAAGGACGGAACAGGGAACCTGCTTCTGGCAGGTGACTTTAGCTTGGACAATGTGGAAGACCGGCTATACTTGCACTATGACGGAGTTAATTACGTGGAAATATCCAGATCGGATAACGGTGCCTAATGACAACCCTTCTCACAATCCTCAAACATCTATGGCCTACAACATGGTTAAAAGCAATGTTACAAGAAGCTGAACATGCGCCGGCAACAGTGCTCGGCATCTTCGTCTTATGGTTAACGATCATAGTCCTGTCACTATCCGCGTGGTCTGCTTACTCGAAAGACGCCGAAGCGGCCGATGCGAAGTTCGCTACAGTACAAACGCTCATAGCCAAAAACACCGAGGCGTTGGATTGCGCTCGCAGAGATCGCGTTATATCCGCCAAGACGCGGGAAGTTAACAACTTGTCACGGCTTCTCGAGTTAGCTACTGACGAAAATGAAAAACGCGATATAAATCTGCAACTATCCGAAGCACAGCGCGATCTCAACAAAGCCCAGCAAGGCTATGACGCCAAATGCTTATAGGAGTTAACCTATGTTCATACAGAAAGTAAACAAGGAATGGGTCGTCAAGAAGAAGTTCGCCTTCGCCGCTGTTGCCCTGGCAGCTATCACCGTGATAGGCTTACACGGTCTGATGCTGGCACAGTCGGTATCCGACACGGCCGTTCTTCTGACGGCTTACACGACAGCCAGCGGCGCGGTACTGGCGCTCATATTCGCCGCTGACATTACCGACAAGAAACTCAATCAAGGAAGTTACGAGCCCAAGTCCAACAAGGAATAGTTTATGCAAGTGTCGCTTGAACAACTGAAAGACATCCTTCCGCATTGCCGCTACCCGGAAGATTGGGTAAGACCGCTGAACGATGCCATGTTCAGCAGGGAAATCGCAAACAAGCTCCAGCGCGTGTGTGCTTTCCTCGGACAAATCGCCGTAGAGTCCGCGGAATTGAACCGAACCGAGGAAAATCTGGCCTACTCGCCGCAGCGCATCATGGCGGTATGGCCAACCCGATTCAAGGACTTGGAAGAGGCGCTGGCGTACGGGCGGAACCCGGAGCGGCTCGGCAACAAGGTGTACGCCGATCGCATGGGCAACGGCCCGGTGGAATCCGGTGACGGCTTCCGTTACCGCGGACGCGGCCTGATCCAGATCACCGGGCGAAGTAACTACAACCGTATCGGCGAACTGATGGGGCTGCCGGCATTAGCCGAGCACCCGGACAAGCTGGTTACTCCGCGCTACGCTGCGTTGTCGGCCGCGGTCTTCTGGGAAGACAACGGCCTGAATGACATCGCCGATACCATCACTGCCAAGAACCTGAAGGCGCGGGTAAAAGCCATCACCAAACGGGTGAACGGCGGTGTTCACGGGCTGGACGAACGGCTCGCTTTTACCGAGAAAGCACTCGAAGTGCTGGACCAAGGGTTTGAACTTTAATGTGGCTGACCTTTCTAAAATCTCTGAAGTCGCTGTTAAACCCCACCGTACTGCTGACGGTCACCCTTGCGAGTGCGTCCGCTGCCGGTGTCGGGTACTATCGCGGGGCGACCAACACGCGAAACGCGATCGAGGCCAGCGAGGCGAAGTTGGAGAGGGTGCGCCAGATAACCTACGACGCAGCCTTGGCGGCAACTGCCGAGGAAATCTCGAAGATTCAGATCGTCAACCGGACGATCCGACAGGAGTTGGAACGTGAGATCAGGACTGAAACGAAGTACGTTGATTGCCGCAGCAGTGATGATGTTGTGCGGTTGCTCAACGCTGTCCTCGCGGGAGCAGCCCCGGCAGAGTCCGTTGATAGCGGTGAGCTGCCCGACGTTGACGCCGCTGACGGGCAATAGCTTCGGCGAGATCATAGCCAAGCTGGCGGAAGTGGCGGGCCAATACAACGAATGCCGGCGGGCGGCTTTGGGTGTGGAATAGATGGAACTTTTCTTTCAATGGTTGATTGAAAAGTTCGAGGCGTTTTATTGTGTTTACATAGTACGTCCATACGAACGTGCTGTTCATATTCGCGGCGGAAGGCTTCTGAAAGTCAGCCCGCCCGGATGGTACTTCAAACGCCCCTTTGAATACGACGAAATTCATAAGCTTAATGTTGTATACGACACAATCAATCTGAATACCCAAGTCGTAACTGACAACAAAAAGCAATCGTACGTCATAAGTTCTGTGATCGGTTGGCAGATTCGAGAAGAGGCTTGCGCGAAGCTTATAATAGAACTCGAAGATTACGAAGACGTATTAGCCAACACCGTATACGGCGAGCTTGCGCGGGTAGCCAGAGAATACGATTTCGATAATGTTAGCCAAATAGAAGAAAAGGCGGCAACGGCTATTCGTAGAAAATTAGGACGTTACGGCGTTGATTTGAAAGATTTGTGGATAACAGACCTTGCTAAAGCCCGGACTTATCGGCTTGTAACCGGTAACGATTAGACCCTCTTCCGTAGCGCCCGCATCAGCTTCACCTGGTCAATGTCCTTCCCTTCCAGCATTGACATGTAATCCTCGTCGATCGTATCGCGAGCCACCAGCACTTGAATCATCAAGTCCTCCGATCCCCGACGATGCCCTCCCGCCAGCCTGGCGATCAACTGCAACCACCACTCGAGATTGTTGGTCGGCCCGAACCAGATAAGGTCTCGGGCGCCTGACTTGTACAGCTTGTTCAGCCCGTGCCCGCCCGAGGCCGGGTGGATAATACCATAATCCAGCTCGCCGCGCTCGAAGGCGTTCATGGACGCCTCCGACTTCAATTGAGCCCACCGGCCGCCATAGCGTGTCAGGCGCTCCCCTATGCGCGCCAGATCGCTTCTGAAGCCGTACCCTATCAGGACCGGTCCTGAGAACGAAAGCTCGTCCAGCGCCTCACAGAGAGCGTCCAGCTTGGCGTCGTGCAACCGTTCGAAGCTCCCACGGTCATCCGTGTACACGGCCCCGGAGGCGAGCTGGAGCAGCTTCCCGCCAAGGACGCCCGCGTTGGCCGCTGTGATCGTATGCGGGTCCAGTTGCAGAATAGCCTCGCGCGCCAGCTTACGGTACTGCCGCATCACGGCCGGTGAGAGCGTGACCTTGATCTGGTTGACCGGGACCGCCGGCTGGGCGTCCGGGATGGACAACACGATGTCACTGATAAGACTTTGAATCTCTTCGGCTGCCCCGTCCTTGATCTCGTACTTGAACCCCCACTCCTGGGGTGCATTGAACCACCTTTTCAGGAAAGCGTCCTCGGTCGCCCCGAGGCGGTGCCCGCCATCCAGCATGTATATCTGGTGCCAGATATCCCGGTAGCCGTTCGGCGAGGGCGTCCCGGTCAGCTCCAGCACGGTTTGTGCCAGCCCGTAACGGGCGACCCCGGAGGCGGCTACCGAGCACTGGGCCGACTGGCTCTTGTAACTCTGCGCCTCGTCCATCGTGAACCAGTCCCACGGCCACTTGCGGATTTGCTTGAACTTGGTCTTGGTGCCGACCTCAACGTAGCCTGAGAAGAGCCAGGCGAGGTTCTCGCGGTTGACGGTGTGGATGTCGGCCGGCACCTTGAGAGCGTCCAGCCGGTTCTGTCTCGAACCGTGAATACGGGAGACGGTCAGTCCTTGCAGGTGCGCCCACTGTTCGACCTCTTCATGCCACACGTCACGGGCAACCCGGAGTGGCGCCGTGACCAGCATACGGCGGGCGTCGAAAGAGTTGGAGGCGTCAGCAAAGGCGGTTAGGGCGGTGCCGGTCTTCCCTGTCCCCATGCCCATCCAGAGTGCAGCCTTCGGATGTTGTCTTACATGGTCGATCCCTTGCAGTTGGGACGGTGTGAGGTTGTTACGATCCAGCACGGTCGCCGTATGCCCGTATCCCCGAATACGATCGGTCCCACATCCCGGTAGCGATCTCGCGTATTTCGCGTAAGCGCAGCTCGAGTCCGGTGGTTCTCAACGCCATTTCGCGTATCTTCTCCTGCTGATTCCGGACTCGCTTTCGGAGTTCTGACAGTTCGCCCGGATAACTTTCCACTTCGTTGTTCATGTCAGATTCTCCTGTGCGTAAAGCAACTCTTTGAACTTGTCCACGTCGTCGATCACGTAAACCCATAACCGGACAGCCCGCATTCGTGCGTGTTCTTTCTGCTGCAACTCAGTAGGTTTGCCACCAGGCCGTTTGAACTCCACAAAGAATACGTGACCTTCCTTGGCGAAGATGTAATCGGGTACCGACGTGTTACCGGGAGCCGCGCTGAACTTCCTCGCCCACCAGCCTTTACTTCGGGCGTGCTTGACGCTCGGCCCCTGTATGTCTTTCTCCTTCAACGGCCGTTTCGTCTCTTTCCAGTCGCTCACGTCGAATGCGTCTTTCACGTTTGAATACCCTGTTCCAGTTTCTTTCGAGAGTGTCATTGTCCACGAACTGTGGACGGCGTTTGCTGCCTTTGCTCACCCGGCTCCTCCCACATTCGAATGTATTTCATGCCGAAGTCGACATCCTTTTCCGGGTAGCCTTCGTCAAGCAACCACTGTCTGAAGTCAGTAACGTCTTCAGGCAACACCTTGGGAAAGCCGTACCTCCAACCCGAAGGCGGATCGACGAACTTACTCATTTCCTGTAACTCTTCCGATCTTGTTCTCGAGTTCCTGCATGATCAGAAACACTTTATCCAACTCGTAGTCGTACTTAGTGCTCGACCACGCAGCAGCAGCAGCAAGCACGGTGAAAACTCCTGCTCCAAACGAAGCCAGCACAAGTAAAAACAAATTCATTTCCGATACCTCTTCCCACGCCATCCTTCACACTTGACGGGTAATCCGTCAGCCCATTCGAGCGGCACGGTCATCAACCGCATCGCCTCTTCATCCGATCCGAACCCTTCCGGTACCTCGAACACGCCCTCGTCATGCACGGTAAGGGTGGTTTTATACCCCTTATCCTCCATATTCATCAAACCAGAAACTAGTAAGTCTCTACCTATTCCCTCGCAGGCGTTCTGCAACCACTTGCCACCATACGCTGATACGCGCGTCCACTTACGCGAATAGGTGTCGATACCCATGTAGGTGACTTCTTCACCACGGTCGCCCATCTGCACTTCCGGATCGAGATAGGCGATCCGACGGCCCGAGGGCAGGCGCATGTACAGCCAGCGCCCTTCAACCTTGAACATGATTTTCTTGTTCGGAATCGCGTACGCCTCGCCTGGGTGCTTGACCGCGTACATCGCCGTTTCGGTCAGGTCGTACCACAATTGAACCTGTTCCGAGTTCGCTTCGCGCCACTTGCCGGCGATGTCGGCCGGGTCCATGTTCAGCTTGATACCCATCTGCCGGGCGAACTTCTCGATGGCAACCGCCCAGCCTTGGTAACCGCAAGCCAACTCGCCGATCTTCGCCGCCGTATAAAGCTGGTCCTCGCCGCTATCGACAACCTCTTCGGGCTTGATACCGAACATCAGGGAGCCGGTAGCGTTGTAAATCTTGATCTTGCCTTCACGAAAGAACTTCAACTTCCACTCGGCGCCCGCCAGCCACGCTTGGATGCGTGACTCGATCTGCGCGAAGTCGTACGCCATCAGGTCCTTGCCTTCTCCCGCCACCAGCATACCGCGGGTGCAGGAGGCCAGCACCTTCATTACGTCGGTGCCATGATACAACCAGCGCAACCAGCCCAAGTTCCGTTCCCGCAGTTCCTCTATCGCATTGTCGGCATCCTTGATCACCGGGCGCATCATGTTCTGGAGCTGGACGATGCGGGAACTCCAGCGGCCGGGACCGGCGCCGTAGTATTGCAGCATCCCGTGCAGCCGTCCGTCATCGCAAACGGCGCGCAGCATAGCGTCGAACTTGGTGACGGCCTTCATGTTGTAAGTGGAGAACAGTCGTAGCAGCTTCTTGATGTTGTCCGGACAACGGCTGTCCTTCACCACTTCGTCAACGGTCGGCGCTTGCAGGTTTTTAAGCTGCGGATAACCGTTGGCTCTGATCCATTCGGCAAGAGCCCCGGTTTGGGTAGGTTTGTACCCGGTTTGGGTATGACACAGCTCCGCCAGCTTTTCTTTGTATTCGTCCCGGATCGCCATTGCGTTCTCAACCGATTCGATGTCGACGCCGATACCGCGCTCGTTGATCTTCTGATCCAGGAAGTAGATGGACTGCTCGCGCTCCGTCAGGTCCGGGATGTGTTTGTCCAAGTCGCGCTCGGCTTTAACGTCGTCGATGCAATACCTGACCAGCGTGATAAACCGATCCGTTTCGTCGTACGGCGTGGGGCGGGTACCGTCCTTGCGGGGCTTGGCGAAATAGCGCATCTCGTTCGCCCCGGACTCACGTTTAGGGAAGGTACCGAGTGCCTTCGCCGCATGTTCCAAGGCTGCCGGCAGGCCGTGGACGGCGGCCTTGGCCATTGTGCAGATTGTATTCTCTATTCTGATATGCGGAACGCTGTGTCGAATACCGGCTGAATTGTTCAGGACAACTCGCTCGAACTGTGCATTATGCGCTGCTATTTTCGCCTTCTCTACCGTGAGTTGCAGAACTTGCGGTATAAGATGCCCTTGCAGAAGAGCCCCCTCAACTTCCAACTCCAGCTCGTTGAAAATCTTCTGCGGCAAGTTTTTCCACGGCATCCACACGTTTACCGGGCCGTCGTCTTCCGCCCAGCACAAGACACTCAGGTCGGTTGAAGGATGTTGCGCATAACGGTACAAGCCCTCCGTTTTCAGGTTGGCTTCGCTGAATGTTTCGATGTCGATATGGACTTTCACTTACCGCGCACCATCCCACACTCCAACGATCGGATAGCCTCTTCAATCAGCAACTTCGCACCGGTAAGTCCGTACTCGTAATGCCTGATACCTTCGGCGAACATAGCCTCGCTCACTGCGTCAATCACGCCGGCAGCAGAACGCAGCGCGATGTCCGCGTCGTTGAACATCAGGGTTTCTATCTTAATCATTGTGTTCTCCTAAAAACAGGAGCCCCCGAAGGGGCTCCACAAAGATCATCCTTGATCAGAAGTTGATGTCGAAATCGTCATCCACACTTCCAGCATCCGCCGGGCTGTTATCTTCCAGTGCTTCGAACTCGTCCTCGACACTCACTGGCCCGGCACCGAACGCCTCGCCATCCTTGACGAACTGTACCCCGCGAAGGTTACCGTTGATGCGCTTCCCGTACTTGTTGTTCTGCGCCCACAACGTCAACGTACCGTTCACGTAGCAGCCGCCGTACGGGCACTGAGGATCGCCCTCGGCTACCGGCTCTCCCTTCCGGTTCGCCACAGCCGGTCGCACCGTGTTGGTCACACTGATATAGAACATATCCTTGTAGCCTTCACTGACCGTTCCATCCTCTTTCACTTTCTTGTTACCGTCGCCGAAACAGATGCCCTTCAATCCTGCCGGGGCAAAGTCCGCACCGTAAGCCTCCCGCATGAGCGCCGCCGCTGTCTTCTTGATCTCCTTGATCTGAACAGCGTGGTCGGCATCACTCGGGTCCAGCAGAAAGGTCGCTTGGAATTTCTTCTCCTGACCTTCCTGGTAGGCTTCCGGTTTGAACAGCTTCGGGTATGACAGTCGCGCACCCTTCACTTTGATTACTTCACTTGTTTTTGCAGCCATCGTGTTATCCGTCCTATCGTTTTACCGTATTAGCATCTTAGCGTATTACGTTCCGACGATCGGAGGGTCGTCGGTTCCCTTTGAACTTTCTTTCCAGTCATGTTCATTATTTTCTGTTTCATTGCAGTAGTTCGGATCGGATGTTTTAGCTCCGAAAGCAATAGCTAAGGCTAACAAAGCTGCCCGTTTAAAATCCAAACCACAAGCACTACATTTCATCAGCTTTCTCCTTTTCAATCGCTTCCGCCATCTTCGCGTAGAAGTCCAGCGTCCGCCCGTTGAGATGATCTATTTCATGCTGGAGCACTCGGGCCACCAGGTCCTTACCGCCGAACGTGACAGCTTCCCAGCGTACACTGAAGCCGCGCACCTTGACCCGCTGAAACCGCGGTACGAGTACGCGCTCGTCAGGAAAACTAAGGCACCCTTCCTCGCCCAGAACCGGACCGCCTTTCCACCAGATAAGTTCCGGGTTGATGATCGCCGCTTTGGTGCAGCCAGCCACCATCACGCCGTTCTTGATAGCGGGTACCTGGATGACGATGACACGCTTGTTGACGCCTATCTGCGGCGCGGCCAGCCCGATCCCGTTCGGGTAGTCCATTGCGTCGAACATGGCATCGACCAGATCGCGAGTCTTCTCGCCGAAGGGGACGGGTTCCGCTACCTTCTCCAACTGTTTGTTCGGCCATGTTATTACGCTAGCCATCACATCGCATCCGATAAGTGTTCGTCCACGTCATCGTCGATCTGTTTTTGCAGTCGCCATGCTCGTACCCGCAGTCCGATCGCAACCAAATAAATGACTGCGTTGACGGAAACGGCAACACGGATACCCCATTGATCCGGCGTGGTCGAGTACAGGACGAACGGTACGCCGATCAGGGCGATGATAATTCCTATCAGCATCCGGTAGATCGCGGTGAAAACGAAAAACCCCAGAGCGGATAACGTTATAATTATTTGTTCAATCATTTTCTCTCTCCATGTTCGTTAGTTCTCTTCGGGCGAAGCCTAGTTCTGCCTCTCTTATAAACCAAGCCGGGATGACGCCGGGCTCCACGTCTTCATCCAGTCGAACATACGAATACTTTTCGTCGTTAATAGTGCCGCGCGCTATCAACACCGTTTTTCCGTTGTCCGGGCCTTTCGCCACGCAAATCGTTGAGCTGTACTCGGTGATCTCAATCATCGTCTACATCTCCAAACTCGGTTTCAGGATCGATCGCCAGCGACTCCCGCTTGTCGGTGCCAGGCACCAGCACGGGCTTCCCTTGCGGCTTGTGTATCAGGTGGTCCAGCTTCCCCTTGCCGAACTTCTTCTCGGCCTGCGCCGGCGACACCAGCTTCTTGTTCCAGATAGCATCAGGATCATCGACCTCCAACATCAAGACATCCGCCACTTCATCCTCGGCCAGCTTCCAGGCACGCAACGATCGACCCTCCACGAACTTGTAAGGGCCGGTCTCCGGATTCACCACCGGGTTACCTGCGGCAACCTCCGAGCGGGCGTACGCCAGCATGTCGTTGCACCACTTCTTGATAGCCGGGATGCGTGGCAGCAGCCGACCCAGTTCGTCATTGGTCATAAATTCAATCATCCTCAGATCGCTGTCCAGATCGGTGAAGTCATCCAGTGCCGCCTCCAGCACATACTGCTCGCGCACCTTGCAAGTGTTCCTGATCGGGCAGAAGGTGCAGTGGTTGCCAGCCTTGAACGGGGCGCCGGGCTTCAGGGCTATCTCGGCGGTCGGCCGGACCACTTCATCGGCCCACTTCAAAAGGTCTGAGAGTGTGATCTCAAACGTTTCTACGTGATCCAGCCGCGGTTGATGAATGGCGAGGATGAACTTGTCGAAGATGTACAGATGCTTGTAGTCGTGATAAAGCCCGAGCGCGTAAATTTTCAACTGATCGCTATCCTCGGCGAACACCTGCACACCCTTGCCGTACTTCAGGTCGGTAACATATATGTTACCATCGTTCAACCTGGCGTCGTCCAGCGTACCGAAGCCGTTCGGTACCCACTCGTCGTAGTGGATCATCTCTTCGATAAGTCGATCGCCGGGCAGATTTTCGACATATTCGACGAACATGTCGATGCCGTCGACCATTTCCTGATCGACCGTGAACTCGAACTCGCCCACTTTGATCGTGTGTCCAAGGAACGTGGACGCGTCGGTATTCTGGACACGGCACCATTCGCTAAGATCGTGCGCGGCGTTGCCCTCGGCGGCGAAGATGCTGTCCTTCTTTGTCACCCCGCGAGACGCTAACACGGAACCAGGACAGTTCAACCACCGGGGGGCGGCCGACGGTCCCAGTTCGCTGTGTAGCATTTCAATGACGGTATGATCGGTCACATCGGCACCAGTAAAAGTATCGGTTGCATTTATAGCAGAATCGTCTGAGGTAGTCGTGGTCATCCATCTTTATATCCCTGCTAGAGCGCACGCGCTGCCATTGCCCGTAATTGGATTGCCGACTTGTGCGTGCTATCGCGGATTTGTTTAAGCACGGCTTATAAATAGTCATCAGAGATTGCATTATAAATGCGCTTGGCCAGCTCGGAGTTTTCGATATTAAAGCAGTCGCCCGGAGAGCAGACATTGTAGATCAATTGCCCTACACGCATATCTGGGTACTGTTTAACGTAGGCTTTGATTGCTTTCAGAACATCGGGCATGGTTTCTGCTCTGTTCTCCATAACTACCTCCTAAGTAGTACACATCGACCTATTAACTAGGTCAATTGACCTATTAAAGTGACGGTGATCCGGCCCGTAAAGGCGACTCGTTCTGCGATCGTCCGCACACGTTGCAGTATCCTGCACTCGACGCAAGCGCCACCACCTTATCAGCTAGTTCTTTGTCGTTCATCATCGGTCACTCGCGGTACGCAACTACGCCGCCAGCGTTTCGTGAACAATGACGGCGACAGCAATGGCAAGCAGCCAGACGATCGGCACCGACCACAAGCCGAACAGGCTGATGGCCATAAAGACCATCACACCAAACAAAGCGGCAATAAGGACGCTCACGGCAATTATTGCGGTCAGGCACATGTATTTATAGATCATTGGTCTTCACCTCTCCCTGCTTGGTGGCTGCGAGCGCTATAGCGATCTGCGTCTTGTCCATTGTTCTACAGGCATCCTCAAGCGCCTTGACTCTGGCTTGCAGTTCTGCAATGTGCGCTATCTGCTCAACATTTTGATCGTACTGTCGATCACGTTCAGCAGTCAGGCGCTCGATTTCGTCACGCGCCAACCGTAGATCGCACCAAGGGCATTCTTTATCAAGTTCACCATCGACCATGTGCCCACAATCATTACAATGCCATCTCATGTAGTTTTCTCTCCCTGCTCTGTGGCTCCGAATCTACTTCTCCGCCAGCCTCGCAAGCTGTTCGTCAGCGAACTGAACCACTTCGGCGTACTTGTCTTTAGGAACAGCACCCAAGATATCGGTACCGGCTACCTTGTTCAGCAGCTCTTTGGCTTTGCCCATCGCCTTAGTACCGGCTTCCTTGGCGTCCGTTCCTTTTTCCACCAGTTTCGCCGCCAGCGCGTTCTTGAAGTTGATCAGGGCCTTGCGAACATCTTCCGGTGAGACGGTTGTGACTGCCGGTGCGTCGTCCAAGAAGTCGTCCAGATCGTCCACTACGGGCGGTTCCGGAACTTCCGGTTCGGGTGCTGCTTCGGCTGCCTTATCCGCTTCGATCTCGGCCTTGGTCCGACGTTTGCGCTTCTTCTTTTTAGATTGGTTTTTTGTATCGCTCTCGGTGATCGATGCAGGAGGTGCAGAAACAACCGATAACGGCTCCTGCTTTGTCGAAGTAGCCTCCTCCATCTGATTCACCACCACTTTCCCCAGCGCTGCCGCTGCTGCTTCCAGACTGTCGAACTGCAATGTCACTTTCATTGTCGTACTCCCATTCAATTAACATTTCAATACAATGTATTGCTTTTTCCAAATCCTGCCGGCCACCTTTGCCTTTATACCGGCTGATATAAGACACAGCTTCCGACTGAAGATTGTTCTGTTTGTTCACAAAAGAGAAATAGGCCGGCTGGATGGCCATGCTCTTGTAGTGGTCGCCGCCGACCTGCTTGTCACTCGGTTTCATTTCAACCCCTTATTCCGTCGTTCCAGGAAGTCCAGCGACACTTCCATCAGGTCGTAATCACCGTTCAGGACTTCATGCAGCATGATCACGCCGCGCCAGTGATGGTTCGCCTGCGGTCCTTTGTAGTCCTCGTCATGCAGATAGCAACTCCCGGCGATCAACGCCCGTCTGACATCTCCGGTCGACACGTACAGGTTCGCGTGCTTCAATCCCTGCTGGTGGCCCATCACAAAACTGTGGCCGACGTTCTTCAACCTTGTCTCCGGCATCCCGCCCCACGGATGACCCGTCATAGGGTTGTAGAAGTAATGCGCGAAGTGTACGTCATTGATGTTGACCGGCTCAAGGAAAGCATGAACCTCCCAGTCATATTTGTCAAGGTTAAAATCGTGGTAGCCGATCGTATCCTCGAGGATGGCATCGGCTTGGATAGCACGGTCGATCCGGTTCTCGTGGTTGCCAAGACAAAACACCAGCCGCGGCTTGTACTGCTTGTGCTTGGTCTCGGCTTGGCGCTTGTTGTAATCGACGAGTGGCGCCATCAGCAAGTCCATCGCGTAATTGCCGGCATTGATATCAGCCCGGTAACGCCTGCCCTCGAAGCACTTCTTGCCCTTATCATAGGACGACAGGCTCGGCATGTCCCAGTGATCGCCGATATGCACCACCACGTCCGGGCGTTTGTCGACGATATACTTTCCGATCCACGTAAAGTGATCCATCCTCACACCGGGCTTTGCCTGTGTGTCGGGGATCAGTAGAATCTTGAGACGTTTCTTCATAACCAATCTTCCTCTTCTGCTGCGATCGCCGTCGTCAGCGAAACCTTGTTCCCTTTGTGCAGGAACAGCCACTGGTCCGTGACCAGCTTCTGTACTGCTCGTGAAATCTGTTGCTTGCGAGTGTCGCGCTTGCCCTTCTCAACTTCCGGCAGGGACGCCACTGCTGCCGATATTACCTCGTCCACTGCCATCGGCTCACCGCCTTTAAGCAATCGCCTGGCTACGGTCAGCGCGGTCTTGGGGTACAGCCCGGTCGGTTCGACCCGGTTCTTCATCGGCTGCTCTGGTGAGTCAACGTGCTCGATCACACAAGACGTGATCTCTTCACCGTCCGTGTCAATACCGAGCACCACGGTCCGCAGCTTGAACGACCACTGCCGGCCGTCGCTGCCATCCTTCATCTTGGTCACGGACGCGGTACGGAAATCACCGTTGCGCGTAATCTCGATCTCGGCGTCCGCCGCGGCCCGCAGTCCGGACCAGCCGCGCGCTCCACGGCTGGCGTCCTTACCGCTATGGTGAATCAGCATGACCAGCGCGCCGGTCTTCTTGTGGATGAAGCGGCAGTGCTCTACCACCTTGCCTAAATCCTTGCCGGCGTTCTCGTCAGCACCCGGTATGGACGCGCTCAAGGTATCGATGACCACCAGATCGGCCTTGCCGAACGCAATGATGGCTTGCGCAACGCCGGCCACATCCTCCACATCCAGCAGGTTCGGCGTATCGCCTATCACGCCGAACTCGTTCAACTGGATATTATGCTGGACCGCATACGCACGAAGGCGCTGACGGAAGCCGCCGGCGCCTTCTGCACACACGTACACCACTTGTCCGGGCACGGATCGATGCCCGCGCCACTCCAACCCGCGGCTGATCGCCGCGCACAGGTCCAATGCCAGGAAAGACTTGCCCGATCCGGACTGGCCGTACATCACCACCAGTTCTGCCTTGGGCAGTACCGACTTGATCAGCCACTCCATCGACACGTCGGACGCGAAGTCAGGCGCCGGGACTACCGTGAACTTGGGTCGTGTTGGATTCTCCGCGTTATCTGCGGATATTCCGACATGATTCTCCGCATCCAAGTTCTCAAACTCGTTCAATACCCGCTGCGCCTGCACTTCTTTCTGCTCGAGTGCGAGCTGGCACATTGCTTTGTAGGACGGGCGCTCGGTTATTGGTTTTTCTGCGTCATCTCCAGTATCTTGGTTACCGAAGAGATGAAGCCGGACAAGATCGAATGCGTTGTGCTGTCCGTGTGCAGGGTCTGTATTATGGTCTGAATGACCTTTAAGTCCTCCATCGTAAATTCGAAAACCGTCTGGTCGGCTACCAAAGGTATAAGTCCACCTCTCTTCCGAGCTTCCAGAAACGTAGGGCAGCTTGAATCGATCGATAACATCAGGAATGCTAAAAGCGCGACAAAATTGTCCCACGATCCCCGGCTTCGTATCGGGAGCGGGAATATCGTCTCCGGCGATGTAGGCGGAGTCTCCTTGCAGTCGCTTGGGCCACTCTTTCCGGTCTGTCCAGTCATCGTATTCCTCCAATACCCCATCCACATCCACCCATTTTCCGTCCGTAACCTCGGACCAGAACTCGCCGCCTTTCCGCACCGAGGGCAAGAACATCATCTGTGCCGGCTTGTCCGACTCGCGCGCCAGCTTCTCGATGTCGCACATCGCCGCTACCTTACGGGTGACCGCACCGAACTCTTCAGCGGTCACCGGTCTCGACAGCGGAAACACGGCGCGCAGCCTGGGCTTCTCCGGCGTGTGCGATGCGGTCGTGTACAGGATATGCGCCACATCCTTGTAAGCGTCCCTGATCTCTTCCAAGTCCCACTCGTCGATCTCGTCATAGTCGAACGTAAGACAATGCCGGGCGACCAGGTTCTTGCCGTCCCGGTAGGCCGGCTCGAAGTGGGCCGGGCAATACCAGCCGGGCTTCGCCTTGTCCTGCGTCTTCATCGGCGCACGGGTTAGGAACTCCACGAATTTAGGCCAGGTTGTTTTGACAACCTTGGTGATGGCGGCCAAGTTCTCCTTGGCGCCTAACGATATGACGATATCACGCATTGTCGTCCTTGACGGCAGTCTCGTTTTCGAATTTATGCGTTACAGCAGAGTTGCCCGACTTCGGATATTTGCGGTAGTTCCCGTCTTTTGCGCCGGGGTCGATAGGGGTCAATTCTTTTAGCGTAGGATGGATGCTTTTATCCCTCACCAGTGCATCCGTCGTGGGGGTAATCCAGCCCTTCTTGGACTTCTGATAATCCGGGTCGTTCGCTTTCAACCATGCCTCCGTTTTATCAACCAGTGCGCCTTGTGCCTTCCCTGTCACTTTTTTAACGCTCATGTGTATCGAATCTCCAACTTTTTAATAGAACCCCGGCAACGTAATGGGCAAAAGTGTCCCCTATACTGTACGTTTATCCAGTATTTCGCACAGTTGACGCCTACTCTTGACGTTCAGTTCCTTCATGATCCGCCGGATGGTCCATCCCAGCGCCTTCAGTTCCCTAGCCCTGCGCGCCCACCGTGGCTCAGGCGGACGCACGGTGACCCGTACCAGTCGCCAGGCGAGCGGCTGACCTTCGGGCCATGTGACGACCAGCTTCGTTTCTGGGGCTTCTGGGGCGGTCAGGGGCGTTTTGTCAGTCTTTTCCACAGCGATCCTCCATGATACTTGCGGAAACCTTTTTCGATCCAGCAGAAGTTACACCAGATCGTGTTATCGGGCGGGATGTACCAGCCAGCACAAAGCTGGCCGCAGCGGTGGCAGGTGGGTTGGTTCACTGCTTACTTGGTCCCGAGCTGATCCTCATCAGTAACCGGAAATACTCGCGTATCCTCGGTCGGGTTCCAGTAGGTCATTCCGCATTCACAGACTTGCATTCCCGGTCTGTCAGACCAGACCCAGATATGGGCACCAGACCATGATCGCCAACAATTCGTGTCCGTGTTTCCATAGGTTCCGTAGTAACCGATCATTGCCTATTACCGACACGCGCTCTGTATCTCGCCAATTCGCCATCGACAATAACTGCCCGCAGCCAATGGTCCCAAGATGGTTCCGATTGAGCGAACAGCCTCCTTCTCCAAGCAAGCCATCTTTCAGCTTGTGTCATTGAATCGTGAAAATTTTCACGTTCGCAACGCTCAATGAATTGTTCGATTAATTCTGTCAAGAGTCCTTCTCCGTCAGCGGTCGCGTTTTGACTTCGCCGCGAGCCTCACGAATCAGCTTGTCGCCAAGTGCGTCGGCCGCTTCGGATACGCCGAACCTGTCCGTGTTCTTTGTCGTCTCGGACAATAGTTTCATAGCCTCATCAATATGGCTGTCAATGAATGATTCGTGTCCGGGATAGCAGGCTTGCGGAATATGTGGCTGAAGGTTTATTAGGTGGTTGTGGGCCTTTTGCATTCGTTCCTGTAACTGCTCAATCTCGGCAGCGGCTTTTCGCAGCGCGGTCTTGTGCGAGTCGATGATGGCGATAAGCTCGCGCCTGTCTTGATCGTCATACTCGTGGCCGAGCTTTCGATCCAGCAATACCTGTGGAATGTCAACCATCACTGTCTCCTTTCAACTCGCACCAACATCAAGCGCCGCTAGCGCCTGCAATAGTTGTTGTCGATCAATGTAGATCGGTCCTTCGAACAGGGCCGGAGCCTCGATTTTTACTGCATCATCGAAATTCGATAGCGACAATTCGTAGTCATCTTCGCCGCGTGAGTAGTCTATGGTTGCGGTCACATCCATTACGTTCCCTCCTTTCGGCACTAACCGTGCCGACCTATATCCGGCACATCGTCCGTGTCCTTTGTCTGGAGTGCCTGTCTTGCTATGGAAATCGGGCAGGTTTTTCTATGCTTTGATGCGTTGCAGTACATACATTCTTGATCATTCTCAGTGTGCGGAGGTTTCGACCTCCAGTGTGTCGTGGACTGAATCAGATCGAGCGCTTTCCGCAGCTCCCCAATCTCGGCAGCAACCTGTTTCAACCTTTCGGCAGACGGTTGCAACGGACATCCGTTCTCGATGCTGAAAGCTATGTCTCGAAGCCAGGTAACAGTATCACTCACGATCATTCCCTCCTTTCGACTCGGGACTACCTGAGACAAACGCTTTGCTTGGGATCATGTATTCTTTTTTGCATGATCCACAGTAAACCCTATTCATTCCCACCGGAGACCCAGATATGTACAGATGTTGGCAAACCTGCAAGCGAGCGTTTTTGACTTCAGCAGTCAGGCGCACGTTCTCGCCAGTCACCTGCTCGAACTTGTTTTGCAATCGTTCGAGGTTGGCTTCGGCGGTGTCGCGTTCGGTAGTCAGGCGCTCTATTTCGGCAACAGCCCGCTGCAAGTGCTTTGCTCGGATGCTGTGAGTACGCTGCCTTGATCCCTTTGTTTTCTCCGCCAGTCGCAAATTGCGAGATGCTTCTTCTTTGATGTATTGAATCAGGTCAGCCATCACTGTTCTCCTTCGTCCCTCTCCGTTTCTCGGCCATTATCTGTGTCCCCGTCCGGCTCGCACCAAACCAATACGGTCGTAGCGTCGTCCGGGTCCGTTACTGTGGTTGTGATGCCTGGATACTTTTTCTCGATTGCCTCGAACGTGTAGCAATTGTCCGGCAGATCATCACCACATCCAGAAAGCAAAACCGATAAAGCCAGCAGCTTTTTCATTTCGTGTCCCCTGTAGGCACTTGCCATTCACCGCGAATCTGCTTTGTGCCAGTAAGTGCGGCTCGC